GGACGGGCCCGGCACCGTTAAAGTCGTACTACTGGATGACAATAAGACTGCGCCAGATAGCGCTATTATCACCGCAGTACAAACGTATATTGATCCTACGCAAGACGGGCGAGGAATGGGCGCGGCTCCAATTGGCGCAATAACAACGGTAGCAGGCGCGGTGGAGATTCCGATTAATATAGCGGTTACGGTGACATTGGCACCTGGCGCAACTACAGCGCAGGTGAAGGCGCTCATCCAAACCGGAGTAGGCATATACCTTAAGACGCTAGCATTCACCGATCCGATAGTACGGATTACGCGTATTGCTAACGTGATACTCGACATACCTCCGGTCATTGATTACGCAACACTAACGACTAATGGGGGTACCGGCAACATCGCAATTGCTGACGGCGAGGTCGCAGTATTAGGGACGGTGGTCGTTAGCGTATGAGAAATCTAACGGAAATACAACGCGATATGCACGATTATTTACCGCGCTATTACGGAGATATGCCGATTGCTACGAATATTATAGACCGCGAGGCGGAAGAGTTCGCGAAGTTAAACGCGGATATATACGAAGTACTCGCGCAGATGTATATCGAAACGGCAACGTGGGGACTCGCGCAATGGGAGCGCATATTCGGACTCGTGACGGATAATACGAAGACTTACGCACAAAGGCGTGAGGTCTTAATGTCGCGATTACGCGGAGTTGGCGCTGTATCCGCGGAGTTAATAGAAAGCGTGGCGTCTGCGTATGCGAACGGGGAGACCGCGGTAACTGCGAATGTACCCGCGTATACGATTACGGTTACTTTCGTGAGTAACTACGGGGTGCCTTCGCAGATGACGGAGTTACAATCGGCTGTACGCGATATAACTCCGGCTCATCTAGCGATTAACTATGTGTTCCGCTATTACATGTATTCGGAATTATCCGCGAGTGGATTAACATATGGCGAGCTGACGGCGTTAGGGTTAACATACGATGAATTAATAAATCGGGGGATAGCATAAATGGCGAATACAACGAATTTAAACTTACCGCTGATTGATAATACGATGATAGCGGATGTACCTCGCGATATGAACGCGCTGGCGCTGGCGCTGGATAGTGCGGTAGTTGTGGCGATAGATGACGCTCGGGTAACGCTTATTGATTCCGCGAATAGTACGTCGATAACGGCGGCTCCGACGGCGAACGCGTTGAAGACGGTTAATGATAGCGTTGTTGCGCAGTTGGCGGAAACTGTGTCGGGTGCATATAACGCTAAAAAGTTTGGTTTGATTGGAAATGGCGCAACAAATGATTATGCAGCACTGTCCTCACTATTAGCCACAATCGGGAGCAGTAAGGCTACTATTATATTCCCACCCGGAACTTATAAGTTATCATCCAATGTCACCATCCCTGCTAATATAACGTTGTGGATAATGAACGGGGCAACACTTTCACCTGACAGCGGAATAACAATTACAATTAATGGCGGTATCAACGCAGATTTATATCAGATATTTACGGGATTAGGAAATATTGCAGGTGATTTAAAAGTTGAAGCTGTTTATCCTCAATGGTGGGGGGCTGTGTCTGATGGGGTGACTGATAACGCTAGTGCATTCCAAAAAGCGATTGATATAGGAAGAAGAGTAATTGTTGCCAATGTCGGCTTTGGATATGCAATATCAAATTTAACTATTCTAGGAAACATTTCCCTTGTTGGAGTCGGTAAATATAAGCCACTATTAATCGCTCTTCCGACTACCACTAAGTTATTTAATTTTAAGTACAGTGGAGTCCATGTTGAAAATATAAAAATAAACATGAATGCAGCGTTAGTTGGATCAATTACATTTTACTTTGACACGAACGCTAATTATTTCGGGGATATCCGCATGTCAAGAATAACCATTGAAAACGCTTATAGAGTTATAACAGATGCTAACGATCCTCTTAAAAACATTTTACATGCTTACTTCGAAGATATCGAGTGTGTCACAGGTAAGGGAACGGCTATAATTCTCAATAATTTCATGGGGTTTATTAATTTTAAAAAGGTTATGGTCAGTTATACAAATACAAAAGCAGTACATGGAACCGACGTAACATATCCCGGAATGATCGTAAATAAAATTGCAGGATTGGTTCTGAATGATTGTGATGTGTTAGGCGGTACTGACAGTGTTGGTGGGGATGGTTTTGTATTTAATAATTGTGCCGCTGTGTGGTTTAATCGAGTCATGGCAGATACAGTGGGCGGCACAGGAATAAAAATGACAAACTGCATGTACATGTACCTTAATGACGTTGTGTCTTCTCTTTGTCAACGCGGTGGGATATATGCAAAAAGTGTTCAAACGCTTGAAGTTGGTAGATTGTTTATTACAGGTACAAAAGGTCATGCTGGTTCTGTATTGGCACAAGATGGGTTTTACATGGAGTCATGTACTGGTGGCAATTTAGGCGCAATTACAACGTCCACTAACACTGGCAATGGGTTTGCTATGAATAACTGTACAAACTTCCTGATAAACTCAATACGTTCCGATAACAATGGTGCAATTGGGGTAGTTGAGCAAACTACAGCAGGAGTCGGTAATTTTAATATTTTGGGTAATATACTGTCTGTGTCCAATACGATAAGTAGTCTGAAGTTGGTAAGTAACGCCAATACAGTCTCAACACTAATACCAAGTTCCGGAGCTGTACAATATCATGTAGTGGGGCCAATAACTATATAGTACAGTTTAGCTAATACTGTTAATAAGGAGCTGTGCGTAACTATGAAAGTTAACATTCCTACTATCAATCCAAAAACAGGAGAAGTCGAACTGTTAGAGGTTGAATTGAATCCTAATGAACACTAGGAACAAACTACGCAGGTTAATGCGCAATAAACCTCCGTCAATTAGACGAGGGCGCGGCGCTATATAACACGCAATAAAACGGGAAGGCGCGAACCTCCCCTAGCCACGTCCGCGAGGAACGGGGTTATTTCCATTATACACGTAAGCCGCGCGAGGGGGCAACCATTATTAAAAGAGCGGATTTCTACAAATCGGTATTATTCGCGGTGATCGTTGCGGCGTTTGTACTCAGCTTAAGATACGCAAGTTAACGGAAGGGTGGCGGTATTTTGGATATTGTCGGAGTATTTAACACGATAGTCACGCTCATGAAAGACGGTTTATACATGCCGGTATTTATTATAATCATAGGAGTCCTCGTATGGCTCGTTATTAAGAATTATCGCGCGGACGCACTCCGCAGGGAACAGTTATTACTTGATATGGTTGACGCTAATAAACTCGAATCAATCGGACGCGAGGAGCGGTTAATGTCGCACTTGGCGAAGACGGACGAAGCACACGCGAAGATAGCGAACACGCTCGAGCGCATCGAGTTCCGGATGCAATACATCGAGCAAGCGGTCAATATAACGGTGAATACGAAAACGGAGGTGGACGTGTGACGTTAACACTCGAATATGTACGTAGCAAGTCCGCGGCGCGACTAAGCGGACTATTACCCGTGGTTAGACACGCAGCGGAAACGCTAATCGACCGATGTTACGCGCGCGGTGTCCCGATTGTTATTACGCAAGGATTCCGCACCATCGCGGAGCAAGACGCACTCTACGCACAGGGACGGACAACCTACGGTGATAAAGTAACGAAGGCACGCGGTGGACACTCGTTCCATAACTTCGGAGTCGCGATTGATTTCGCGTTGTTGCTTCCGAATGGTCGCGCGGTTTCCTGGGATACGAAGCGCAACGGTGATCTCGATTTATTACCGGATTGGGACGAAGTAGTAACGGAAGCTAAACGGATCGGCTTCGCGTGGGGCGGAGATTGGCGCTCGTTTACGGACATGCCACATTTCGAAATGACATTCGGATTGTTAACCGCGGATTACCGTAACGGGCGGAGTCCGGCGAAGTTGTTACTCGATCTAGCAATGGCGGCAATCACGAAATTAACGAAGGGAGACGATACTGTGGCGCTACCAAAAGCAAACTTAGTAATCAACGGAAGTAAGACGAAGGATGGCGTAGTTATCGACGGCTCGGTATACGTACCATTACGCGAGGTATCCGAACGGTTCGGCGCGACTATCGCATGGGATAACGTAAGTAAGACGGCATCTATAATTACGAAGGAGGCGAAGTAACATGAAGAAGCGCTTATTGAATCCGATTTTTATCGCAGCGGTTGCGGGACTCGCGTATCAACTATTGGTTAAGTACGGAGTGGCACCGGAAGCTGGCGTATACCAGGCGACGGTTGATATCGTGACATATGCGATTATCGGCGTAGGTATTTACAAAACGTTCCCGGCGGATGGTACGAAGTAGCAACGAAATAAATGCGACCTATTGGCGTAATCTATCGTATAATAACGTATAGACGGCGCTAGTGGGTCGCATTTTCTTTTTTATATTAGCGGAGGTGTATATATGGATAAGGCGGTATTTATATTTAGGATTGCGATAAGAGTGATTGCGATACTTGCGCTTGGCGCGTTTTTCTACGATGCGACAACTTGGTACGAGAGTTATCGTACGGCGGTAGAATCTGCGGAGGCGCTCGGTGTGATGGCGCTACAACTCGATCGTCTAATATTCCTCGCGGCAGAGTGCGCTAAGATTATGATAATCGGAATCGCGTGGATTGCGTTAGAAGTGGCACTAAAAGGTGCGAAGGATGATGCGGATATCGACATGGAGGCCGGCGGTACGGTCGTAACTACCGCAGATGTTAAGGAGTAAGTAACGAAGATAAGGCGCAGATTCACGGGTCTAGTATATATTAAACGATGGAGAAACGGAGGAGATCATGTGGCGATATTGGAGACGGAAGTGGAGATTACGTTGGGTGCACGTAATATTTCACATTATGAGTCGCTTGGGTATCATATCCCTAGGAAAAAAGACTCGCGGGGGAGAATGAGTATAGTGCGAGGTGCCGTTATTACCGTTAATATTATCGATTTGACCGTTGGGGGCGACGTACGATTGACGAAGATTTGCGACGATTGTGGCGGACACACGCGGGAGCAGTACTATAAGATCATTCTCCGCAGCCGCGATGTCGATGGAGTTGACAGATGCCTACCCTGCGCACAGCACGCGATGTCACTTCGTAAAGCGAAATCCGGAAACAACCTTGTAACTAAGCACCCCGAAGTAGTTGCGCTCTGGCACCCCACATTAAACGGATCGCTCAAGCCGGACGAAATAGTTCCAGGATCAAACCGTAAGCGATGGTGGATGTGTAATGAAGATGGATGCAATTACGAGTGGAGAGCGCTTGTTCAGCATGTAACACGTGGCACCCGTTGTCCATCGTGTTCACTTTCGAAAGGTGAGCGTAAAATTCGTGAGTACCTTCAATTCCTCGGTTATAATTACTCGCTTGAGGAGACTATGCATGGTCTTACAGGAAAAGGTGGAGGTGACCTCAGATTTGACGCTGCTATCAAATATGATAACGGATACGTGGCACTCCTTATAGAGTTTGACGGGATCGGCCATTTCGAACCTACGGACTTTGCCGGAGAAGGTGTGGGTAGCGCGCTCGAACAATTCCGCATCCAACAAACACACGACCGCAGGAAAAACGAATATGCTCGTCTCCACAACATCCCATTACTCCGCATCGCATATACGGACATTGACGACACAGAACGATTAATTAATGAAGCACTGGCAAAGGTACTCCGCGGGGATCAGATACCATGTTAGAGGGTAAAGTAAATATAAAAGGTGCAGATTCGCGGAGGTAACTTTCGTTGAGTCTGCACCTTTTTTCGTTTATCCACAGGTTGATTTTTCTTATTCCGAGTTTTTACGCACATTGTGTATAACTTTATCTTCCACTAATTACTAGACTGTGTTATGCTAGATTCATAAGTTAGACAAAAAGATTAAGCCACTGTTTCAAGTGCGGCTCGGGCTACCAACCCTGTGCCGTATCGTATCCGCCAAACGGACAAGAAACGGGCGCACTAAAACAATGACTTTCTAAATCTAGTATAACATTATTATTGTCTACGGACAACGTTATATGTGATAAATGTTATTATAAAAGTGGAGCCTCGATTCCTTCGTTATCACGCGAATAGGATCGAGGCTCCTTTTCGTTTACTTACATACTAAAACTAAATAACCGGCGATGCTCCGGATTTCGCGAAAAAGCGAGATGCCGAGGGCCTACTTTCCTATTGCAAAAATAGGATAGCGCCGAACGTGGAGTGCAGCGAGAACACGGTAAAAACCGCTAAGGGTCAAGTTAGGGACCGCCGCAAACAATACAATCCTAACGTACACTCATTAAAGGCGTAACTATACCCACGCCCGAGTGTGACTAACGGTGACGGTGTGCGGTCAGGAGAGGACGATCTTGCTACTTCCGAGAGGAGGTCGCGGCACAATACCAAGCGGAGACGCAACCATTGGGAAGATCTGATGGGATCAAGGTATTGGCGGTGTAAAAACTGCGACCGGGTATAGATACAGAAACCTCATGACGACCTACGGGGCGTATTGAATGTATGGTTTGCTCTTATGTGTGATCTTGAAGCAATAATGCTTTATGGTCGCATGTAAGGGCAAACCTATGTCCATTTCCTAATCAGAGCCATAAAGCGTAAAGGTTTAGACCTACACCGTCAAGCAAAAGTTTTACTATAGAGATAAATAAAAGAGGATGTAGTAAGCGGTAGAAAGAATAGCCGCTACGTGAAGCGATCGGCATTGATAACGTGTTATTCGTTATTAATTCCGTGAAGCAAACGGAGTGGAACCGCCGAAGGCGGATATGTTAGAACTCAAAAAGTAACTTAAGCGCGAAACTCCTTAAGCTACTTATCCACAGCGGTATTACTTTAATAATCCTCTATCCACAAAAGCAGCGCGTAGCAAATCGTTAATAATATCGGACTTAGCGCCCTTCCCGCCTTTCTTCAACAACCGGCTCAGCACCGCATCGATATCGCGATCCAAGTATAAACCACGCTGAACACGCGTAGATTTCACGCGCTCATTATTAAGTATGTGGTCGATAGCGTTATTATGATTAACGTTGTGATCAATATTAATTATAGGCTTAGTATCAACCTTACTCTCATCTTTGATAACAATCTCCGTATCAACAACGGTATCATCTGTAGTATTAATCTTATTAGCAACGTCAGTATCCGTATTATCCTCAGTATCAACGATATCCTCGCGTACAATATTAATTACATTACTATCCGCAACCGCATCGAAATCCATCGCAGTCTTACGTTTTCTTACCACATTAACTCCTCCTTTATTTCCGCTAGTAAATCGGAATATGCTTTAATTAACGCGGGCCTAGCTTCCGCAAGTGTAGCCGGTAACTCATCGTATGCGACCGCAGATGCATATCGTATGGATCGCGGTATCACCGTATCAAAACACTTTATATCCTCCGCTAAGCATTTCTTACGTAATCCCGATAACAACTCGGCATGTAGCGATGTCCTGGAATCCACTAGCGTTCCCACTACGCCAAGTATCGCCAGTTCCGGGTTGCGCGATAACCGTACGCCAGCAATCGCCTTTAATACCTTAACTAGCGACCGCTGCGAATATGTCTCCGGCTGAAACGGTATTAAAACGCGATCTGCGAAAGTTAACACGTTACCCGTAACTAACCCGAGATTAGGCGGAGTATCTACGAGGATGTAATCGTAGCTATCGCGTATACTGGCGAGCGTGTTCCGCATGAGGAAGAACAGATCCTTATACTTCGCGATGTCCGTTATAACATCCGTCTCAAACGAAGCCATTTCGTCATTGGACGGTAGCATATCGATGTTCTTATATACGTTAACGATAGCGTCCGCTGCCGGCACTCCATTTACGAGTACATCGTATAAGTTAGTCGTATACCGATCCGCATTCTTTCCGAAACTCGACGATACATTCCCCTGATTATCCGCGTCAACGATGAGTACACGCGATTCCTTCGCGAGTAGGCCCGCGAGATTCGTAGTTAACGAGGTTTTTAATACTCCGCCTTTATTCGTGGATACCGCCAAAACTACCGCCATATCAATCATCTCCTCTATATTAGTATTAATTATATTATAACAAATAATGTTAATTACTACAACAAAATTAATAGTTATTTAATGGTAGTATTGGTCATAATATTAATAACATTATCAACGTTGTAATTATGTAAATGATTGTTATTAATAACAAACGTATGATTATAATAGTATTATCATTATGATTAACTGCGTGATTAATCGGAGTATTAACAACGATATTAATCACATAATCAAACGCATATTACCGTTACTATTAATATTAATCGCGGTATCAATCGTATGTATTCGGAGGTGTAGCGTATTCGTCCGCCGATCCACGTAGCTTCCTATTAAATGCGCTCACTCTTCGGAGATGGGCGCTTTTTTGCGTTCAGCGGAAATATATTTACGCAAAAGTGTGCGAGATGAGTGCTGACCGGCAACATGTATATGTAAGGAGAATTAAATTAACGGAGGGAGGTATTTAAATAGGCTATCGCAGAACTGATGATTTATTAGATGAGATTCAAGAATTGCTAGATGGAGGTATACGAAGGAACCGCGTAGCAATAACCCTAGGTATACACCACTCGGAAATGCAGAGGGCGATAGAAAGAAATGGAATAGAGATATACACCGCATATGATGATTACGAGAGGATCGTATTGCCGGAGCCTTTCGAAAATTATATAGGACAGTATGGTGAAGACATCTGCGATTCTGTATTTCGAGAAGCTTTTACAGAGGGCTACGCGCTTTTACCAGTAGGTGAGGATTACCTCCATCTAAGTGCAGTTTTGAATAGCTACTATGAGGGTATTTACGGGTATGCACGCTACTACGAATTAATCCCACTCCTTAAGTATGTATACAAAACTTGTACAGTATGTGGAAAAATAAAGCAAATAAGAGAGTTCTGTAAACATAAACTAAGTAGATCGGGGGTAGAGGCAGGTTGTAAAAGGTGTTATGTAAAAGGGCGGGATCAAGAAAATATAAGAGCGCTCATTAGTCACAGGAGAGCATCTCAAATGTTACTACCGTCTAAATGGAATAAAGGGGAAAGGAACAGTTTATTAGAAAGTTGGGAAGGGGTTTGCGTTTTTAGTAAAAAACCAAAGCCATGCGACGACCACTTCATTCCGTTATCAATCGGACACGGGGGTACTTACGTAGGTAACATGTCGCCATTATCCCGGATGCTCAACTCGTCGAAATCCGACGCTAACCCTTTCGAATGGTTCGAAGCGAATAGGCAACGCTTTGACCTCGAACAGTCCGCATTCGACGCGCTAGTCGTCAAACTGGCGCAACAGAACGGACTCACCTCGGAAGAGTTTCGCAGCTTCACGTATTGGTGCTTCGCTAATCAACGCAGTATAGACGAAGTACACGCGGATAACGAACGCTACGGGTACAAGCGCCCATCACTCGAAATATGGCGCGAAGCGATCGGAGTACCGTTCCCTATACGCGTTGATTTCGGAGAGTTGTCGCTCGATCTCGCCGTAGCTGCGTAATGAATCGTTTGCACTATTATACCTAACGAAAAGTAAGCGGAGTACCACCGAAGTCATCACGCTTTCTAATCCGCATCCTCAACGTATCAATTCCGGCTCCCTTACGAATCACCGTAAAATTAGCGTGCTAGAACGATTCTAATACGTAGGGTTAACAAATACTCCACCTGACGCGTAGGATCGCTAAAACGCGGTAATTTTACGGAAGAAAACGTATAGGCGGATGATTACGTAGGATGCGGACGGCGGACGAGGCGAAATCGGCGCGGGTAGTAGTTGTGTATCTTCTCTTTTATCTTTAAATCTACGCGAATCCTTATATGTTATACACGTTACGTATCGGATTGCACTTTATCCGGTGCGTAGATGTATTAAGAACGTTAGTGATTAATACATCAAGGTCTTAGTTCTTAAGGTCTTATAGTACTTAAGTTCTTTATAGTACTTAAAAGATCAATAAAATAACACAGTAATCCGAAGATGTCAAGTGTTAATTTTATCACGTATGTATTAATCACCATCATCGCGCCAAATCGTTTGCACTATATTACATATTTCCGAAGGAGGAACGTAATATGAACGTTGTTAAATCCGCAAGTAAGTCCGATATTGAATCCGCGAGTAACGTATTTGAGAGCGCAGGTGCCGGTATGTACACGCTAATCAAATCGCGTAATGTCTACGGAATGTACGTAGGACGCACGTACGATCGCACCACAGCGGTAGCGTTCGCTTCATTAAACAAAGGAACGATAATAATCGAAGGAGGCTACGAAATGTCAAACGAATCTGCAACGCCTAATCAACGCACAATCACGCTAGTAACCATTCCGCAGGACACCGCGCAATTACTGGATAATATGCGTATTGCACAGTATACAGACGCGGAGATAATTCAGTGTAGTAAAGAAGGCGGAGGCATTGCGGTGTATGGACATATCCTGCGATCAATCCCGTTCGAAACGCTACTCTCCGCATTAGTCAACGGTTACCTCGTCGAGAAGTCCGCGGAGGAACTGGAAACGCAACGGACACACGATGCGATCCGCGCGGAGTTTACGAAGTGTATAAGCGGTTCGGATTATTCCGCAGGACTCGCGGAGGGAATCGCATATACGTTAACAACGCTTGGACTCACTATTACGGAGGTGAACGCATAATGACGCAAATAGACGTTAAACTCACGCCGAATCACGCACTCACCGCAGACGCCGATAACTTCATCGTCCTAACGCGTAAACTCGTTGATCCAACGAAGGCGCCGAAGTATGACGCTACATTAGGCGCATCTACGGAACTCCGCGAAGAATGGAAGGACCCGAAGTATTTTACGCTTAACTCCGGAGGACTCGCGTCGGCCATCGATTATGTCCGTATCCGCACCGTTGCCAATAGCGGAGTCACCGACTTAGCGGAGTTGGTCGCGATGATCCGTGATACAACGGAGGAATTAACGGATGCGCTGCGTAATGGTGCGAAATTGCCGAGGATTACCGTTGAAATAGACGCGTAAGGGCTGGCGGAGGGTTATCGGTAGGTGGCGGAAACATGGCGCTGAAACATGGCGAAAGTTAGGCGCAAGTTAAACGAGGGAGGGGACGAAGAAAGATGGCGGTTATATATTATTTTAAATCACATCGTATTCAAGCGGGGAAAGCCGTTGTATCCCTAGTTTTACGAAATCAAATACCGCTAGGAACTCCCGGAAATCAATTCGTAGAGTGGATAGGAGATGCTTACGAGATGCGCGAAGAATTAAACGAAGCCATTGCCGAATTAGAGGCTAAGAAAGCGCGCAATACGAAAATAACGGAGGTGTCCGAATGGGTAGCACAAATAACGTAACAGTCCGTAAGTTTCCCGTAACAGCACCGGACGGCACGGAGTATCGCGTTAAGATCGACGAAATGTACAACATATATCTCGGAAAGTATACGGAGGTAGCGTTATATCTTCCGCGTAAACGATTCGGATTCAGGCGAGTATTTTCGGAGGATTATAGCAACGGAGAAGGCATCTACGACGCGAGTAATCCGGATTTCATCAAGATGGCGGAGGAAGTGTTTCGTGGATATTACGCACATATCGAATGGTTGGCGGAACTCGACCGTAAACACGCGGAATCCATCCTACGTAAGCAATCGGCGCTCGATCGTTTCGCGGAATGGGACGGTAAAATAACGGAGGATTAACGAGTTATCCACATGCGGTAATAATATAAGTAAACGGAGGCGACGCAGTGAAACGTAAAGAAATCATCGCAAAGTGGGACGGAATGGGATCGCGTGAGAGGGACACGTGGGTGGCGGAGGTTGTATTCGGAATGGAAACGTTCGGACAGTTCCGCGAGGTAAACGGAGTCCGCGTTCATGTATCGCATTACACTTCGGACATTTCCGCAGCGTGGGCGGTGCTGGAACATATGAACGCGGATCATTATGTAAGTGTAGAGCGCTTAGCGGATTGTATAAATTCAACGGGTGATTACGTATGTGAATGCGGAGGATTTAGCGGGTGGGGAACAGCGCCCGAAGCGATATGTCTCGCGGCCATCATCGCAAAGTTAATGGAGTAATTTCCGCGTTTGTGTGATTACGGAGGACTCGCGCACATTATTATTGTAGGCGGATATTTACGAATTGATTACGAAGGGTGGTGATTTGTATGGCAATACTAGAGGAATATACCAACACCGTGTTAACTCCTAACAATGTTGTCCACTTCGAAGCAAAAGGATACCCAATCCCGCGGGAAATGGGGAAGTGGGGTAAAATAACGGTTCAGCGAGGTACCACCATGCGCGTCAAAGTTGCAGACCTTCCTCCGTGCAGTTGTATAACGCTTACGAAAGTATGTGACATATGCCATAAACAAGTACCGGAGCAAACCCATAGCAATATATTAAGAAACCGCAGAAGCGGACTTGATTTGTGCAAGTCGTGCGCCAAACAACGCTCAAATAGAACAAAGGCAGAACAAGGACATAACCTCTCAAATCTAAATCCGGAAGTATCTAAACTTTGGCATCCTACCCTAAACGGAGAAAACACTCCGAAAAATACAATGCCAAGCTCGGGGAATCAGGTATGGTGGATGTGTGATGAAGAAGAATGTAAGCATTCATGGAGTGCTACAGTATACCGCGTAGCTAGCGGAACGCGCTGTCCTTACTGCAGTATGTCTAAAGGCGAAAGGCGTATACGTAGTTACTTAACATTTCTAGGATATATGTTTAGTCACGAAGAGAAAATTGAAGAACTAGTAGGAATTTCCGGAGGATTATTATCTTACGACTTTGCAGTAACGTATCCTGACGGAAGTCACGCGTTATTTATTGAGTTTGACGGTGTACATCACAGCAAGCCGGTAGACTTCACCGGTAAAGGTAAAGCACACGCGATTCGAGCACTCAAACGTCAACAAATACACGACATGCGTAAGGACGAGTATTCATCTATTAGTAATATCCCATTATTACGAATTAGATATGACGATTACCATAATATCGAACGTAAAATTAATGAGGCACTTGCAGAAATAATTCGTGAAAAATAATTAACTTAACGGAGGTATTGCACAATGAGTTTCAAAAGTATAGACGAAATCATCGAATATTATCGTAAGCAGAACGAAGTTAAAGAAACGGAGGAGGATGCGGAATGAATTGGGAGATGTTCTTCGCGGCGATAACGTGGTTGCTGACGTTTGCGGCTGGTTTTACCGGTATTGTTTCATCAGCGGGAATACCGGATAATCACGCACCAAAGAAGTTGATGATTATCGCTATTGTGGCAATCATCGTATTTATACTTTGTATCGCGATAATCAACGGAATGGGGTGGTATTCAGAATGACAACGGAAATCAAACGTGACTTAATCGCTGACCTGGCGATATGCGACGCAGCTACGGAAGGGCCTTGGTACACGGAGGAAGGCGCGGATACTTGGCAGTTATTCGGTGGATATCTCGGCATGCAACAGCTAATCAAGGCGCCTAAACACGGAACTAATTACGCGGAGTATTGGCCTGACGAATCTGACGCGGTACTTATCGCAGAGTCACGCGAAGGATGGGCGCACGCTATACGGAGAGCGATCGCGGCGGAGACAGAAGTCGAGCGGTTAAGAAGTGCGTTAGAGGAAGTAGTAGACGTCAGCAGGTGGGACGTAAGATATCCCGAATTAGTCCGATGTAATTTAATCGCGAAGGAGGCGTTAGATTATGGTGGAAAAGAAACCGCGCGCACCACGTAAGAAAGCGGAACCTAAACCACGCATTAATACGAAGGATTGGCGTAATCTTCCGCTCGACAAGTGGACGACTGCGACCGTACTCGTTATGTTCGCGGACTTAAATCGCGAGCGTTACGGAGTGGACGAATACTTACCCTTCCGTAATTGGAACGTTGAACGCGGAATGATTAAGCGTGAACTCGACCGTTACGGCGCTCCATTAATGAGCGAGGTGTTCCGCGAAGCATTCGATACGTATACTCCATCGCGAGATTATCCGATACTGACCGCTGGCTTCGTAATATCTTATATACAGTCGCGGATTATTCCGAAGTTAAAAGCGGAACAAGCGGAAAGGGAACGGTTAGCTGCGGAGAAGGAACGTGTGGAATCGGTGACTATCGACCATGGCGCGTTGGAGGCGTGGCTGTGACGGTTAAGCGGAGTCTAGCGAAGTTTGTACGTATCAACTGTGATTGTGGTACACACTACGTCGATTTATACGCGACATCGTGGAATAAAAGTAGCCTCGGATTTTATACGTGTAATGAGTGTAAACGTCCGTTAATATGTCGCGGTGATGACGGAGAGTTCTACTACGTAGGAGGACGCGTAGGGTAATCGTCTCAAACGGAATAGGCAACCGCTTGATGGCGTTACGGACGCGGAGTATCGGATCTGCCGAGTAGGTAATCCGTAGTGACTCCGAAGTGGTCCGCTACTTTAATAACGGTGGCTAACGGGATCGTACGGTATGCGGTCATGTAACCGTTGAAAGTCTGCGGATTTATTCCGAGTGTAGCTGCGAGTTCCTTCTGCGTTATCCCTGCGTCGGATAACAGCAATGCTACGCGGATATTAAATTGATTATTCGACATATTAAAACACTCCTTGACAATACGCACCACGCGTATTAAGATAGGGATATAGCAAATACGCAACACGCGTATAACTAATTCATACCGCTTAGTATAACACAAAATTTACACAATATATACCTCGCATTCACCGGCCATCAGCGCCAACACTTCGCACCATATACGGACACCTCATCGTCCGCACCGTAACAAAAACCTCCGCTAAGTCTTCGAATGTATCGCGTACCTCATACGCCGAGCATACGATAAGGATCGCCATGATCCGTAACTAAGCGCGAGGCTATTCGCGTTTAAGGAGCGCAATATGAAGAAGTCATTTACGGATCGAATGCGCTACATCGAACGTAAGCAATCGCCGATGTCACGTAGGAATGGACGCAAGGAACGCATATACAAGTACGTAACCGCGCTACTACGTATGTACGCGGAGAATAATAGAATAGCGAGGTTGGCGTATGACAAAGGGACTTATCGACCGCATTAATTACGCGGAACGAAAACGCGCGCAACAACTAACGCAGAAGTCACCGAATACACAGCGCCAGGAACGGTTAGATGCGTATGTACACGCAGTAATACGATTAGTGACGATATCAACGAAGGAGTGACGCAGAATGAACGTTATCGATTATACCGAGTGTCCTCCGCGTATGTTCCTGCAGCTGGCGGAAATGTCCGCAGGCAATCCGAAGCTTGCACGAATATGGCGGAGTAATTATATCCGAGTTATTACGGAACGTGTATAGTAGACACAAAAAGCGAAATAAGGAGGAATTCAATTGAGTAGTTTAAAGCTTGAAATATCAAAGATTGCAGATACACTAATGAGCCAATCCGCTATGTTTAATTGTTCATTAGAAGAAGCATGGAAGCAATGGATGCACCCTGTTTTAACTGAGCAAACAACTTTCGAAGAAGTTAAAAAGTATATTGATGAACAAGTTACTTTGGTAAAGACCGTAGGTAAACAATAATGTCACAGTACGAAGAACATACGCAATAAAAAGAACGGAGGTGACGCGAATGTCTCACGCAGATAAATGTATACTCCGCGGACCGTGTTCGCTCGCAGGAACCGCCGCATGTACGAAGATTTGTCCGGCATATCTCGCAATCCACGGAATGACCGGAACCGGCGGACGCATGGCAGCGGCAAATGTACCAGAAGCATATCGGCTACTCACGTTATCCACATCGCCAGCACGCGCAGGACAAGCCGACGTATATCGCGCTATGGAGACTTACGTTAAGACTTTTACGCGTCAATTCGAAGACACTACGCAGGTTAAGTCGTTCTACCTGTATTCTGCGGAGCCTGGAACCGGTAAGACTACGACGGCCGCGGCGGTACTGGCGGAATGGATATCTACGAATTACATCGGATCAATGAAACGCGGAATCCAACCGCAGGAACGTCCCGGTTATTTCCTCGACGTCAACGCGTGGCAAGGCGATTACAACGCGTTCAACCGTAGCCGAGTGCCGGAGGAGATCGCAGCGCCCGCAAGTGTCCGATATTACACGGCACAACGTATCGCGATGACCGTACCATTCCTCGTAATGGACGACATTGGAACGCGTGACGCTACGCAGCCATTCCGCGATGATCTGCACACGATAATTAACAAGCGCGTGAGTGCGGAGTTGCCAACGGTGTATACGAGTAATATCGCATTGAAGGCCGTAGAAACGCTATTCGACCGCAGATTAGCGGATAGGATACGCGAACAGTGTGCGGAACTTAATTTCCGCGGAGAATCGAAAAGGGGGATGCGATAATGTCCGTAGTCGAACAGCTAATATCGAAGGTGATCGATGACAACAACGTAGGCGCGTTAGACATACACGGCGTTACGCGTGAACTCTTTTTGACGGATGCGGAACGAGGGTTCAACGATTACGTTCGTAAGTATGCGGAGGAAAATAAGGGGAATGCGCCGAGTTATGTAACGATGGTCACGAATTGTCCTAATTTTACGTATATGCCGGAAATTTCCGATAGCTACGAATTTCTAACGCGGAAGCTAAAGGAAAGTTATGGTAAACGGATGTTAGGCGAATTTCTAAGCGATAGTTCCGGTAAAATTAGCGCCATGTACGAGGATATCGGCAAGGGAACGAGCATAGATGAGTTTATTTTACTATATACAAAACGCATGGAAGATATTACAATGAGAACAAGCGTTCGACAATCTACAGGAATTGACATCGCAGAGAGTGGAGACAAGTTTCTACTCGAATATGAGGCGCGAGCCGCCGGTAACTCTCATCGCATATGGCCATCTAAGTTTCCGTCAATAAACGTAGCAATCGGCGGAGGATACTTTTCATCGAATATGTACGTTGTATTCGCGAGATCGGGTCGCGGTAAATCCGTTCTTACAATGGAGGAAGCGATAGAGTTCGCGAGTCAAGGCGCAACCGTTCTCGTATGGTCGCTAGAGATGGGATGGTTCGAATGGATGGCGCGTGCATTTACGTCAATCAGCGGACGAGCCGGAGTTACCAACGCTACAATAGATGGTATTGATTACACGGCAGGCTTCGATAACCGCGCGATTCAATCGGCTACACTATCGGAAGAGTACGAAGTTGAGTTCCGCAAGTTTATCGCGGAATTGAACGATACATTACCGGGACACATAATTCTACGCGCTACAGATGACGACGGATTTACTGACCGCAGTCTTACCGGATTACGCGCGGATATTATAGAAACGAAAGCCGACGTAGTTATCGTTGATCCATTTTACTACTTAGACTACGAAACTAACACGTCTAAGACGGCGGGCGGAGACGCGGCGGCAACGTCGAAGAAACTACGGTTAATGACCGGAGCGCTCGGCGTACTAACTATCGCGATTACGCAAGCCGACGAGGACTCTTCGGAAAAGGATAGCGAAGGTGTCCGCGAAATGAAACCACCGCAACGTTCCGAAGTTAAGAAGACGAAAGCGCTACTCGAAGATGCGGCGGCACTCATCGGAATAGATACGTTAGCACACGAAGGACGCGGCATTATCGAAATCGGAAAAGGACGCTCCGGAGGCGAAGATACGCGTATCGAAATCGTATATCTTCCTAACTACGGAATTGTCCGCGAGCCAAACAGTGTAGACGTATCGGCACAATTCGCTGGCAACTTTTAACCCATAACAGAACGGGTATAGAGACAAAAACTGCGAAGGAAGGAGTTTGGGATATGACTAAAAAATATTGGACAGAAATAAATGGATTTACCGCAAAGAGTTTGGAATGGGAAGGAAAATTCGATTTATCGATATATAAGGGTAATGAAGAAGTTTACCGCAATCTTACATTTGCCTATAGCCTAAAAGATTGTTCGACAATTATTAGGAGAGAATTAGGTCTTAAAGGAAAACGAATAAATTGGATTAGTGAAAGTTAAACTTCACAGTTCGAAGATACCACACAATAATCCCGAAGGAGGGGACACGATTGATTAATATACGCGGAGAACCGCTAGATATCGATGTACGCGCCGAACTCGAAGACTTCCCGTGGGTTAACGCGGTATGGTCAACAACGCGCCTAATCGCATCATCACCGTTCTATTACGACCGCAATCCCGCCTTCTACGTCATCCTCGATGAAGGTAACGACGCATACGGATGTTGGGGCGATAGTGGTGCGGATGATCCGGAGTATCAGCGTGGCGGCTTCGTAAAGTTACTTAGCTTCTTGCGCGATGAGACATACGAGGAAACATGCGATTACCTGGCACAGATGTACGGAAGCGCTGCGGACCCTAACGCCGAGTTTACGTTGAAACTTCCGAAGTTAACGGTGGACAAGCCGCGGATTACTTCGATAAATAGCGCGATACTCGACCGCTATAAGTTCCGCTCACCGTATCTCGGAGGGCGTGGTATCAGCGAAGGCGTACAGCGATTACTCGGCGTAGGATACGACCGCCAGCGACGCGCAGTTACAATTCCGTGGTTTAATCCGGACGGTACGCTCGGCAACGTTAAATATCGCAAAATCGAAGGTAAAGCGTTCTGGTACGAAAAGGGAGCGCGTCCGATCCGAGAAATGATTTACGGAATAAACGTTATATATCAGCGGAGGATTACGCGCGCTGCGATCGTAGAGGCGGAAGTGGACGCGATGACGTTGATGTCTGCGGGGATACCGGCGATAGCAACCGGAGGTACGGCGTTCAACGAAGCCAAGCGTGGTTTGATACTGCGGTCGCCTATCGAAGAGTTAACGCTGTTCCGTGATAATGATACGGCAGGCGAAACGTGGGAAGGCGTTCTCAATCGCGAATTATGTCGCAAGCTTGATTTGCGTATAGCGAGTGTTAATCCGTTGTTTAAAGATGTGAATGATTGGCGTGATTATGAGGCTATACGGAGGGCCTATGCGGACGGTACGAAATGTCGAAATATAGCGGTAAATATACGTTGTATACGCTAACAAGGCGGAGTATACTCGATTAGTAACGCATGGAAGACTTGTCCAATTCTATCAATCCGTATGAAGTTTTAAAATATATTTTATAAAAAGTGTGCGAAACTACCTTCGGTCGGCAACATGTATATGTAAGGGACAAACAAAACTATGAAACATACAAGGAGAGAAACGGATGGACATAGTAAAACTTAATAGCTTGTCTGAAATACACCGCCTTAATCGGTGCGAGGTTACATTTAATGAATTGTATCACGAAGCGGTACGTTTATTCCAGCGAATGAACCGAGAAGTAACAAGAGCCTCTGGCAGTGGGGACGAGCATGATGCTGATAGTCACTTTAATGATACGTTTATGGAGCTAAGCAAACGAGATGACTTAATAAGCTTCGGCGCTACCTTTTCTAAAGCCTTAAGCCTGTGCCAACTTGAAATAGGTAGAGGAAACGGAAGACGGCGAAAGAGATTCGCTTTAGCAATTGACTCCGATGAGTCAGAAGATAATGAGGTAAAAAAGTTACTGTACCTTGCTGAAGGGTATCCATCCGCAGAAGAAATTGTGTTTGAAAGATTAAAAGAAGCCGACCAGCGCCAACTGATCGACTCCATTACTAGGTCCGTCAAGACCAGCACCACGATGACGTCAATCATCGAAGCATATGAAACTGCGCCGCTAAACGCTTCACCTAATGCAATTGCAAAGTCATTAGGCATACATCATGAAACCGTTAGTCGTAAGTTACGCAAGTTAGGCCGCCAATTTGATATGAATCGCTTCGGAGACATCCGCGATATAATCGCAGTCTAACGCTTATAGTATAACACGTAGTTTCGTTTTTAAACCGGCTTCGGCGAATAGGCATTGCGTCGAAACACGATAATGGTGACGCATGATCAATGTATTCTTCACTTTTTACATTATATGTCACGCGTCCCACCGTTGTCAATTATTTTTTACAATAACCAATAATCGGAGGATAATCGCTATGCCATATATCACTATACGTAAGTCCAACGCAATGGTTCCGCATTCTCAACGCAATTCAACGCTTGTTAACGAAATGGACACATTATACAACGGAACTCACGAAGAATACGAGGATTCTGCGGACTGTTACCGCGCAGATAGAGAGCCGATACGGGCGGTGCGCATCGCATGAGTCTCGTAATCGATCCACACTCCGGTACGCATTTTAACGCGCTAAAAATATTCGTAACTCCGCATGCTTGCGATGAAGCTACGAAGGATTTCGGAGTTGAGCGTGCGAAGGCGCCAAGCTACGTAATGTCGCAGCTACGGAAAGCTTCATATATAGACGACATTATCGGAGACGACGGTAATCCTAGTAAATTGTACGCATATCAACGTATGGCAATCGTAGTCGCACCGGATTCGCCGACGGTAATAACGGTATATCCGCGTAATCAGGCATCCGCGAGTTTACGTGATCCCATCGAAAAGGTGCTAAACCGCATATTAAAGGCCGCAAAACGGAAGGAAACGCGTGATATTAAACGTATCAGCATATGCATCGCGGAAATATCCGTTGAACGCGCACAATACGAGTTACGCCGCGCTAAAACCACGTCAAAGAAGTTGATGACGGAATTGACCGCTAAAATTAACGAAGTAGACACGGAGATCGCACGCTATCAAGCGCAGATATTCGAAGTTAAGCGTGAGAAATCGATGCTGGCGAAAGGAATAGTCGCGTATATTTAAGCCTTCGTACATCCTACGTCGGCTGCGCGGTGCTAACGTTGAAGGGCGGTCATGCCATCTCGGACTCACGCGAGATTATACGTTAGTGCCGCGCCGCGGACGTAGGAGCCGCGCATTATTGACGCCTAACCACGTCAACGCGTAAAACCGGAGTTAACACGAGGTTGTCCCGAGTATACGTACAACGGACGTGATTGCGTAGATTTAAGATAAGCGAAAAGACGCATCCATCCGAGTCCGGGTCGAAGAGTAAGACGCGAATCTACGGAGTCGACACGTAGACGAGCGCAATCCTATGTACCGAAATTATAAACGAGGAGTTGGACGCCATGTAGTCCGCATCTATTACGCCAGTTAGAGCGCAAGCTATCCGCTAAGACGGCGGTGGATTCCTCGCCGGGAGGACGTTAAATAAGACCGTGAACAGAGTAAGTAGCCGTCACAAATTATAAACGAGGAGTGTTGCGAATTGTCAATATTCACGAAGATGGGTGAAGCAGCCGCGCAAGCAACGGGGAATAACGGGGGCGACAAGGATAGTCCTATCACATCGTTCAAGTCGGGCACAACGATTAAGGTCGGAGTAAAGTCCATTAACGATGTCGCGGAATACTATGGTTACGGTATTTACAAGAAAGTAAATACGTTTGTACCAAAGAATCCCGCCGTACGTAATGTACGCGGATATATCGAGTCAGCACCGTCTATATGGGATCGCGCATCAGATTTATTGTATGCGGACGCCAAGAAATCGGAAGAAGGCGGTGCTAGTGAGGCGGACATTAAAGCGATTAAGGATGAGGCCGGATTATTCCGCGGTAAGAAACGTTATCTACGAGCATTCTACGATTTAACAACCGGTAAGGATATCGCGGTAGACATTTCGCCAACACAGGAAGCTACGTTGAAAGCGGTAATTGAAGAGAATATAGAAGACCTCGAAGTAGTCGCGTTTAAACTCGCTAAAAAAGGCGAAGGTAAAAATGCGGTCGTATCGCTATCCGTTATTGTTAAGATGATACGCGATTTAACGGAAGAGGAACGCGCTAACTTCGCTAAACTCGGAGAGACTCCGTTTGACCTTGCATCATTCGAAACGTGCTTATACGTAGCAGATGACGCAGAACAAACGAAGAATCTCGTAATAGCCGGATTCGATATCGGAAGACTCGGATTATCCATCGGAGCCAATAGCGGAGCAACTCCGCCAGCATCATCGCAACAACCGGACGACTCAACGCCAATCACCGATGAGAACGCGCCTCCGGAAATTAACTTCTAACCGCGGAGACGCGTTAAGTATCGGAATATGCACGCAAATATAACGAAGAGGAGACGTGATAGCATCGCACATATCACAGAAATTACCGGTAAGTATTCGGAGTTGGTGGCGCAACTAGCGCTACTGGCTAACGGATGGACGGTCCACGAAGCGCGGACGGCGGAAACGTACGATATACTCGCGACTGATCCGATAAGCGGAGAATACACGAAGATTCAGGTCAAAACGATTAGGCAACGTAATGACCGCGGAGGCGACCTCGTAGTATACGCGACAAAAGGTAACGGAACCGTTTATGACCGATCCGAGGCGGATTTATTAATCGGCGTTTGGGCGGAGAACGGCGAGACACCGCGCGTATTCATGTTTGAGAATCGGATGATAACGGAGTACTGGTGCAGCGAAGCGAAGGCGTCGGAGCGTTGGGTCGAATTAAGCATCGGACTCAACCGTCAGCTACACTTACTCGACGCGGTAATAGGCGAGGCAGTATCGTAATGGATACGCAATTTGACCGCTTTAAACTACCGGATGAGGACGACCGCGCCGTAGCAACCTGCGAATGGTGTCGCGGAGAAATCTACGCAGGTGACGAAGTACGGAGTACACACGAGGGTGTCTTCGTACATGACAACTTAGATTGCGTAGAGGAATACGCATACGGACGGATATATGACGGTAAAGGAACGATAGATAATCGAGGAGGAATCGTATAGATGGCGAAATTAAACGTAGTAATTCCGAGTGTTGACGTAGAGGTTGGCGGAGTTAAATACCGTAAGGTGGAACGTAGCGCGAAGGTGGGCGATATTATCAAGATTAAGGAAACACTCGGAGAAACCGCGGGTCATATAACGAGTGGCGCATTCTACGCAGTTGACTCCGTTGACTACGTGAATGATCCGCAGATTACGAATAATGACGGCGACGAGTACGATACCTGCGGAGACACTTATGAAGTCTACGAAAAGGTAACGGAGCCATCCGATGCGGAGTTAGTAGAGAATCCGTTCGGAGTCAATAAAATAGACGCTAAAGTAGGACAGCGTATTAAAATCGTAGCCGCGTGGGGAACGGAAGGTAAGTATCGCGACGGTGACGAGTTTGTCGTAAAAACTGTACGCTTCGATGGTGTAGTATTCGTAGCGGAGCATAACCGTCCGATTGCTACGACTGAGTACGTTATTATCACGGAAGCACCTATTAAGTATCGCGAGGTTAAACGTAAGGCCAACGTAGGCGAACGTATTAAGATCGTAGCCGCGAGCGGTACATTCGGAAAGTATGGCAACGGAGATGAGTTCGTAGTTGACCGCAAATCCACGTATGGCGCCGAGGTTGACGCTGTTAGGACGCATTCGGAAGTGGGCGGAAATGAAGACGGATATATCGCGGAAGAAGAATACGTCGTACTCGAACCGATTGAGCAAGCGGAACCGACGCAGCCTGAACGGTTGAAAGTCGGAGAGTATGCGAAGGTTATCAGTGAAGCCGGAAGCGGAAACGCGAAACTCGGAGACATCGGCGTTATTAACGGGTATTGGAGAAGCGGATGGGGAATCGACGTTTCAACATTTGACGGACGCAAATACGGAATGTATAACGAACGTTTCATCCGCGCAACCGACGCAGAAGTCACCGCCGCTAAAAAGACCGCTGAACGTACGAAAGCTATCGGAGAGTTTGCGGAAGGCGGATATGCGGTCGTTGTGGACGAAACGAAGGGGAGTTTATGCGGATTTAAAACCGGGGATTACGTTACCGTAACTACTAAAGATGGCGGTGGACGTAGCGCGCTGAAAGTCGAAACCCAACGGGGAAATCGCGGATTCTGCAACGCGGACGCACTCCGTAAGATTACGCAGGAAGAATACGAAGCTGAAATCGCGAAGCTTACGAAACCTGCGCTTAAATTCGAAGTTGGCGACTTTGCGAAGGTTATCTCGGACAACTACGAACATCGCGTAGGACACATCGTCAAGATTACGAAAGTGGAAGTAGGCGGTGGCTCGTTCGACTTCGGTGTAAACCGCATCAGTATCGGAGGTACCGGATTTATTGCCACGAAGAACATCGAAAAACTCGGAGAACGCGAAGCCGCAGAGGAACTCGCCAAGTTAGCGGAGGAAGCAAAATGGAGCGCAATCGGACGGAAGGTAGGCGAGTATAAGGCGGGCGATGTCGTAGAGTCTCTCGGAGTCGATAGCGGACATAGAAAGGGAGTCATCGGAATAATCGAGGACGCTGACGGTTCGGACATGCCCGGGATGAATGCACTATGTGACGGAGAGATGTTAACGCTATGGACACACGTTAAATTAATCGCGCCAGTAGAATCGCTATTCAACGCAACAACCGCAGGAGGTGAACGCAAATAGACGTTAAACTAACGCTTAATATACGAACGCCTCCCGTAGAGGACGAAGATGTTAAGGAACGCGTGAAGGACGCTATACAGCGAAAGAAAGACGCTACAGAAACGATTGAGGACGCATGGTTACGTATAATCGCGATGAAGAACAGTGATATCGACCGTGGACGATTGCTTGCGGTTAAGAACGCTATGGTGACGGGTACTCTAGGCAGGCATCCGTCCAGCGTTGGCAAGCGGTTTAGTAAGGCGGAAGCGATGCGGATGTGGTCGGATTTACAGGAGATGACACGCGCCGATACTTTGCGGAGAATGGTCGATGAAAGACCGGCCAGCTACTTCTTAATTACGAAGGAGGCACAACTATCCGCGCTAATCTCCGAGTTGAAAAACGAAGTAGAGATCGCGGTCGATACGGAGACAACCGGCGTTGACGTTTACACGGACGTAATCGTTGGTATATCGTTCACACTTCCGTCAGTACTCGTAATTCCTTGCGTAGACAAGGGTAAGCACGTATACATTCCGGTCGATCACGTTGATATCGAGCAGCTTTCGAGGGAGTACGTTCTTAGCGAGCTGCAGGACGTGTTGTATAGCGAAGATATCGGAAAGGTACTGCATAACGCTATATTTGATATCGCAATGTTTCGTCGCCACAACTCGGATTTACGCGGAGTAATATGGGATACGATGACCGCGATGCACATGCTAAACGAGAACGAGGATTCATTCCGGTTAAAGGATCTCGCGCCGAAATATCTGCGAGTACCGTCGGATACATTCGAAGGCTTGTTCGGTAAGAACGCGCAGTTCCGTGAGGTTCCGATTGATATCGCGCTAGTATACGCAGCAAAGGATACGGAATTGACGTGGAAACTATACGAGTTCCAGCGGAGGCACTTCGATAAGCTTCCGACATTAATCGAATATTACCGGACGGTCGAAGTTCCGTTGCTTTATGTAATCGTCGATTTGGAAGCAAACGGATATATACTCGACTTGGATTTCGCCAAGCAATACGGAGAAACGTTAGGCGCCCGAGCAAAAGTGTTATACGCGTATCTTATCGAAACATTAACGGAATATCACGAAGGCGCGGAAGAATTAAACCTAAACTCTACTCCGCAGATGAAACTCGTATTATCGAAAGCGATCGGTAAGGAACTTCCGAATATGGACGCGAAGAAGACGTTAAAACCGTTAGCTACGCAGTTCGAGGTTATCCGTAATCTACTGGAATATCGGAAGATTACGAAACTAAGCGGAACCTATATTGACGCGCTTCCGTTAAAGCGGAATCCGACGACGGGACGATGGCATTCGCGATTCAATCCGATGGGTACCGTTACGGGTCGGTTTAGCTCCGGTAAAGAAGAGGAAAATACGAATCAATTTAATGTTCAGAATCAGCCGAAAGAAGCGCGTAAGATGTTCATAGCTCCGCCTAGTAAAGTACTGATAGGTGCCGATTTCAAGGCGCAGGAGATACGATGCACCGCGTACTTATCCGGAGAGCCAGTCCTAATCGAAGCTTTCGAAAAGGGAATCGATCCCTACGCAAATATGGCGAGTATGTACTATAAACGCCCGTACCACGAAGTTAATAAGCTGCCAAACGGCGATGATACGCCTGAACGAAAAGCGATGAAAGTCGTATGGCTGGCGACATTATACGGAATGAGCGATTTCTCACTTGCGGATATGCTTAAGCTTAAGAAACCGGAGGCGGCCACATTTAAAGAAGAGTTGTTCGGTGGGATGCCGAAGCTATCCGCGTGGCTGAAAGCGAATGAGGCAGACGTTGCACGAGATGGTTTCGTATGGGCGGATAAGCAACAACGTAAACGGCGCCTGCCTGACGGTAAACTTAAGCGTAAAGAAATCCCGTACGGTAAGTGGAACGACCCTAAATACGAAGAGTATCGCAGGCATAACGCGAAGATTAACCGGGCTATGCGTCAAGGTACAAATGCCCGCGTACAAGGATCCTCGTCGATACAAACGAAGGTAACGATGATTGAGGCGGACCGTTACTGCAAGACGCGTGAGGATTGGCGGATGTGGGGATCGGTACATGACGAGTTGTTATTCGAGATTCCGGAGGACTTTACACGCGATGATATCGAACAAATCCGCAGACTCATGACAGAATCATACGGATGGGGCGACGTTAAGAACGGAACGGACATCGAGGTCATGCGAGTGTGGGGCGAAGGCGTTTCGGTTGTCGATTGGTTCAATAATAAGGAGGCGGAATAATGGATCGCGAGACATCGAGTTATACATGTCCAAGCTGCCGCAAGACAATCCGCGTACTGGCGGACGAATACGGAGATCACGATTGTTCCTGCGGATGGAATCCGGAAGATGACGAAGAGGAGGCGGAAGTATGCGAATAGTTGAGACGCGTAATATTGACGGAGACGGTTACGGAATGATGGAATTATCTATCGCGACTAACGACGATAAAGGTGGCGTGGAGTTTTCCGTAGCTTGCGCTTGTCCCGAAGATAACACGTTCCATCGCGACTTAAAGAGTGCATTAGGCATCCGTAGACTACTGGAATTAGCGTATGAAGCCGGTCAACGCGGTGAGAAGTATATGTATGAGTACGTAGATGAATCCGATAAGGAGCGTGATTAATTGAGGGAAATACTGCTAACGCAAGGTAAAGTTGCAATAGTAGACGACGAGGATTACACCAAATTATCCCTTCACAATTGGTACGTAGACAAACGAGGATATATTAAAACTTCCATATGGAATCCAATCACTAAAAAACAGAGACATCTAACAATGAGTCGTGCTATTTTAAATGCAAAAATAGGAAGTATCGTTGACTATATAGACGGAAACAAGCTAAATAACACAAGAGAAAACTTACGAGTTGTAACCCAACAACAAAATCTGTGGAGCCAAAAACCACGAAAATCCAAGTCAGGATATAGGGGAGTACAATGGATGCCCGCACAGAAGAAATGGAGAGCCACAATTACCTTCAATGGTAAAGGATATTACTTAGGTATTTACTCAACATCCGAAGACGCGGCGGCTGTATATAACAGTAAAGCGCTAGAGTTTTTTGGGGAATACGCTAGACTCAACATATTAAAGGAGGCGGTTAATTGAGTATATTTACGAGAGTAGGCGCGCCAACAATTCCGTTAGCAGACCGTATCGCATCCGATTTGATAGCGCATCTTGACGCGTGGTTCAGCGTTCCGGAGGTATACGACGATGCGTTAGATGCGCAGATTCATCGAATGTACGCGGATATACTTACGAATAGGCAACGTAAAGTATGGCCGCCGAAGGGGATTCCGTATTTCTCTCCGAGTAGTTCCGGATCGTGTAAACGGGAACTATACGCCAAGGCTACGAAACAACCGAAGGATATCGCGAATAAACCTCCGTATCAGGGACGCTGGAATCAACTCGGAACAACGGTGGGCGATCTCATCCAACGTAATATGTTATTCGCGGAGAAACATTACGCAGCTAAAGTCGGAGCGCCTCCGCGGTTCGCCTTCGAACGTAACGCCTACAACGAGCCAATGTTCGAACAGTTTGCGCCAGGACTCGTAACGCTGACGCATCGCGGTAAGACATTCGCACTCTACGGATATTCTGACGGTATTATGTTGTACACAACGGACACTGGCGAAGTGTTACGCGTCGGACTCGAAGTTAAAAGTAAACAAACTACGTGTTCGCGCACCGGAGACTATTCGATGAAAGCTGCGGAAGATAAACACGTTAAGCAAACCGTATGTTATTCGGAAATGTACAACGTGGATTATTACGTTATCCTCTACGTTAACTGTTCGAAGAAATCCTACGTAATGACACCGGAAGAATACGCGAAGAGTCCGGACATCCGCGCATTCGGCTTCGAGGTTACGGACGCAATGAAAACGGAAGTGTTCGACGGCTTCGCTGACGTATTGGATGCGGTAGATAGCGGAATCCCTCCGAAATTGGATATCGATAACTTTACGTTTAACAACTTCAAGCGCGCATGTTCGCTATCGTTATCAGACGAAGAACTCGCGGATATTCAACGCCAAGTAAGCGCGTTACAGCGTTCGAAGCTACCTGACTATAAGAAGCGTGGACCTGCGGAGGCATTGGCGGAGATTGAACGGATTAGAGCGGATAATACGAAGGAGGCGACGGTATGAAAATAGTTAATAACGTTATACGCGGAATAGCAGTCGTAGGACTTATGGGAGCGTTAATCCTCGGATTCTCATTTATATGTGCCGCGCTATTCGGCGGAGAATCTTCGCTAACCTTCCGCATAGTGTTCGGTGTAATCACGTTCCTCGGATTCCTCGCGGGATACTTCGACGATGGCTCGGAGGTGGCGGACAATCCCGAAGACTAACGCAATCACAACGCTCCACCTCGGACTCGATACATCACTCACGAAATCCGGCTACGCGGTCATGTCCGTTACTAACCGCGTGCCGACGTTAGTTGACTACGGACTTATCAAGTCCACCGCTAAACTATCGGACGGCGAGCGCTTACGTCAGATTCACGCAGGCATCACGGGTATCATAGACAAATATCCGAATATTGAACGCGTGATTCCGAGGGAAGCCGGAATTGTCCGGTTTAACCTTCCGACTAAGCAGATATTTAAGAGCCACGGAGTTACCGAGTTCGCCCTCGCAGACTACGAAATCTACGATATCAATATTCAAACGGTAAAGGCGTGGGCGCGTCGGATTACGGGATCTCCAGGTAGACGTTCGGATAAAGCGATGATTGCGGAAGCCGTACGGATATTCTTCGATGAACCGGAGTTAACGCTGAACAAGGAAGGCGACGAGGCGGACGCGATTGCGGTCATCATAACGTATTTACTGCGTGAAAATATGATTAACGGAGGCGCATCGTGTTAACAACGGACGAACGCCTACTCCGCGCACTCCGATACGAACGCGAAAGACTGACGTGGAATATACGCATTAAGACGGAAGATATCGCGATGATGACCGAAAGACTAGTGAGTGTTAACGCGCAACTAAAAATAGATGACGAAACGGAGCGATGACTTATTAGCGATTTAATAGCGAAACTCTACGGTGCAGACTTTAAGAAGACTCCGTTCCAAGTGTTACTACAACTCGACCGTTACAGCGTGAAGGAACTCGATACAACGAAGATTAACGTAGGTGACGTCGTTATTGCGGTCGTTGACGAATCGAATCCGCAGTATCCGCAGAAAGACTGGGGCGAAGCTATCGCGGTTACAGTCGAAGACGTAACGTTTATCGGCGAATGTAACCGCGTTGAATACACGGTTAATAAGCGCAAGGTTTACTATCCGCTAGATGCGGAATGGTCGGACTCCGTGGATCGGATGGTTGCCGGAAGTATGGCTACGGATATGACGTATACGGACGGAGTTGCAGACGAAGAATATGCCGAACGTATCCGCGACTCACTATTCAACGAGCGCACGGTGCCCGGCGGACGGATACAGGCGATGCTCGGCGCGAAGGAAGCATACGATAAGGATACGGATTTAACTTCGTATAATTGCTACGTAATCCCATCGCCGCAGGATAGTCGCAAAGGTATCGTAGAAACACTCGGTAATAAGATCGAGATAATGGCGCGCGGCGGCGGAGTCGGAATTAACTTATCTACACTACGTCCGAAGTATGCGAAAGTTTACGGAGTTAATGGAACATCGAGTGGTGCGGTATCGTGGGGCGGAGCATATTCGTATACTACGGGACTTATCGAACAAGGCGGAAGCCGTCGCGGTGCGTTGATGCTGCAGTTGCATAATACACATCCGGATTTACTCGAATTTATCACCGTTAAGCAAACTGCCGGACAGATTACGAATGCTAACTTATCTATTCAGATTACCGCGGAGTTCATGCAGGCGGTGAAGGATGACGCAAAGTGGAAACTGATCTATCCAGTTATGAAACATCCGGAATATAAGAATTGGGGCGAAACATACCTCGATATTCACGAGTGGTTAGCGGCCGGACTTCCGGTTGAAATATATAGCACGATAAAGGCGCGCGAGTTATACGATACTATTATCAGTTCCGCGTGGAAGTCCGCCGAGCCAGGTATCGTTATATATGACCGTATGAATGACGGACTGATGACGCCGACACAAATATTGATTCCGGCGGAGAGTAGCGACGGAACTCCACAATATACGCTCGATCCGCGTGCGTTAGATACTCATTCCGATATCATTCCGTGGAACAATACGTTCTATTATCAGAAAAACGTATGTACTAATCCCTGCGGTGAACAACCGTTACCTGGTTGGGGTGTATGTAATCTTGTTCATATTAATCTATCGGAGTTCTATAATACCACAACGGGAGATGTCAATTGGGCGCTACTGAAACAGACGGTACACGATACTGTACGATTCGCGGATAATGTCATCGACTACACTCCGTATCATTTCGAAGAGAATCGCGAAACTCAACTCGGACAGCGCCGTATCGGAATGGGAACGTTAGGTATTGCGGATTTACTCATCGATATGGGGCTGCGTTATGGATCACCGGAATCTATCGATTTTATCGATAACCTATACGCCTTTATCGCAGAAAACGCGTACGAAGCTTCGGCATTACTTGCAAGTAAGCGCGGAGCATTTCCGATGTACGACGAAGCGCTATTAACCGCTAGATTACCACGCTTGTTAGGGGAAAATGTCCGCGACCTAATCCGCAAGAACGGACTCCGTAACTCGCATCTATTAACGCAGGCGCCTACCGGAACAACCGGAACTAAAACAGGACGACGCGGATATAGCGTAGGAACCGGAGTGGAACCGTTCTTCGCTATCGAGTGGATGCGCGAGTCACGTATGGCATCTACGAAGGATTATCTCGGAAAGGCACGCGAATGGATCGACGCTAATCCAGGCGAATCATTACCGGAATACTTCGTTTCTGCGATGTGTACATTCGAGGACGGATCACCGAAGATAACACCGCGTGAACACGTTGACGTACAAGCCACGATTCAAAAGTGGAATGACTCCGCTATATCGAAGACGGCGAACTGTCCGAATAACTACACAATCGAACAGACTTCTGAGTTGTATATGTACGGATTCGATAAGGGACTCGTAGGAGTTACGATATACCGCGATGGATCACGCGACGTACAAGTGTTAACGGTGGACAAGGTGGAAACACCGGAAGCTGCGGTTACCGAAGCGCCTCCGACATTCTACAAGCGTCCGCAGACTCTACGTGGTGTAACGGTTAAGACGCCGACTCCGTTCGGTAAAGCGTACGTTACGATTAACCGGAATGAGTTGGAGGAAGTCGAAGAGGTATTCGTTAAACTCGGTAAGACGGGCGCAGACATCGCCGCCATATCGGATGGCCTCGCGATTGCGTTAACCGGTATGTTATCGCCGCGTATCGCTAATCTTCCGCAGGAGCGTAAAATCGAATGGCTCACGAAGAAGTTTCGCGGTATTAGTGGAGCAACAGCGGTAGGCTTCGGGCCTAATCGCGTAGACTCATTACCGGATGCGTTGGCGAAGGTGTTCGCGTCATTGACGGAGGATACTACGGTACAATCGGAGGAATACGATACAACTCCACATAGTAACGCGACATCAACGGATTTATGTCCGAAATGCGGTAAGTCTACGTTTGTACGTCAAGACGGATGTTATACGTGCCTACCGGATTTAGGCGGATGTGGACATTCGAAGTGTTCGTAAGATGAACGCAGACATCATCGCAACTATAACGCATCGCCGTCGCCAGCTACTCGTACACTCCGTAATGTATTACCGGTTATGTACGTCCATTATCGAGGATTCAACATTCGACCGATGGGCGTACGAGTTACGCGATTTACAACGTGATTACCCGGACGAGTCCGCGTCTGCTCCGTTAGCTGCGGAGTTTGCGGAATGGGACGGTACCACCGGTTACGACTTACCGTATAATGCGTGGGCGCTACGTACGGCTCAACGTTTAATAGAATCCGCCACCTGCGTATAGGTCGGCGGATTCTTTACGTTTATTTTCGTAAAAGTGTGCGAAAGTAGCTTCGGCCGGCAACATGTATGTGTAAGACAAAATTACTACGAAAGGGTGAGCGCTATAAACACGAACAACACAACAATTAACGTTAACATCCGTAAACTCCACGCAGACGCCGTTATTCCACGTTACGCAACGGAGGGCGCCGCAGCATTCGATCTCGTATCGGTAGCCGACGTCATCATCGCGCCGGGAGATACCGCGCTAGTACCGATTGGACTCGCGTTCGAGATACCAATTGGCTACGAAATGCAGATACGTCCGCGCTCCGGAATTACGAAGAATACGAAGCTACGCGTAGGGAATGCGCCTGCTACGATTGACTCGGATTATCGCGGAGAAGTCAGCGTTATTATCGACAACATCGCGCAGAAAGAATACGAATATGCCCGCGGATACTTCACAATTGATGGCGTATTTACCGCGTGGGATATCGGAACGAGTTATCCGATTGGTACGTACCTGATCCGCAAAGGAGACAGAATCGCTCAAGCGCTTATCCAACGCATCCCACACGTAGAGTTCACGCAAGTTGACGCACTAAGCGAGACGGAAAGAGGCGACGGTGGATTCGGACATAGCGGAGTTAAGTCGGGGGGGGGGTGAACGCAGAATGACCGTAGTTAGCATTTATCTACTAATCGGAGTTGTAACCGCGTTTCTCATCGCTAAATATTTGAAGCCTGACGTATCAGATCCGAAGTTTTCAGCGCTAGAGAGTCCGCAAGTACAACGCGCGTTTCTCGCGGTAATAGTGCTAGTATGGCCGGTGCTACTTCTTGGATTACGTTTGAAAATAACTAGGAAGAAGGGTGGCGAATAAATGACGGACGAAATGTTACGGAAGGTTGTCATGTTCAGCTCGTTAATAGTCGCGTTGGAGGAATCGGATGTTCCGCTGAAGGAGTTGTTTACGGATGACGAAGTAGACGCGTTCCTTCCGATAGTTGCAGAGGCGGACGACGCTACTAGTATCGACGAACAAATCGCGCTAATGAAAACGATACTCCGCGAACACTTAGCGGATATTCTCGCAGTAACGAAGGAGGTCGAATAGTATGCGCTTATTTATATCGATTTTAGGCGGATTCCTTCTGGGAATATGCGCGTCTTTCATATTTGGCGCAACGCCTGCGGAAGTATTTATTGTGCAGATAGTCGGAGCTAACCTTACGTACACACATATATCGAAGGAGGGCGAAGAGTGACCGTTAAACTAATTGCACATTCAACGTTAACACCGGAGTTTCTCGCATCCTTACCGTTTGATCTCGTAGGAGAATACGGATGGGATGCGCGTGAGAAAGCAATCGCATTAACCGCTATCAGATGTTGCTATTCACCGCTTAAGCCTACGGAAATCGTCGCAAAGGAAGGCGCGAAATACTTCGGTAATACCGCGTCAGATAACGAAGGCGGTACGGAGGCTGACCGATTGTTCCGGCATATTACGCGATCCGGACATACGAGTACGCTCGAACATCTGACGTATACATTCGCGGTTGAAGGCGTAAGTCGCGCATTACTTGCGCAGTTAACGCGTCACCGTCACCTATCGTTTAGCGTACAGAGTCAGCGGTATGTCCCGTTTGGAACCGGTAATAAGAGCGGCGGATTCGACCATGTAACTCCGGATTCCATACACGGAAAAACACGCGCATTACAACCGTGGGGCGTCGAATACGCGATCGACCTTTACGAAGATGCGATGAAACAGGCGCAACACGCGTATGATCTCTTGCGCGAAGCCGGAGTACCGCAGGAAGACGCCCGTATGGTCCTTCCGAACGCAACTACGTGTAATCTCGTTATGACCGGCAACCTACGTACATTCCTCGATTTCTACGCGAAGAGACGTCCCGGTAACGGCGCACAGCATGAGATAACGCAATTAGCCGTAAGTATCCGCGATGAGATTACGAAGGTTGATCCGTGGTTATCAGCGTATTTCAAATCGAAGGAGGACGAATAGATGAAGATACGCGTAATAAGTTGCGGAGTTCCAACGTATTGGTATGCGAAAAGAATCGGCGAGGTATTCGAGACCGACGGAGAACTCGATGACGACGAAAGCTACGAAGTATTGGACTGTCACGATCCTGAAGATGATGAGGGAGGCATTGGATATATTCAACGCGTAGATTGTGAAATTGTCGGAGTCACAACCGCCGAACTCATCGCACAGAAACGTAAAGAACTCGCGGAGTTAGAGGCGGAGTTGACGGAGGAAATGGCATTGAAAATTGGGGACTATGCTCGGGTACTTACGGATAATTACGATTACTTTGCAGTGGGAGATATCGTAATTATCCAGATGGTGGACTCGCGCAAGGGACTCTCATTCCCGATAGATGTCGTATCCGTTATTAGTCGTCGTGTAGGGAGCGAATTTGGCACTACGCAACTCGAACGCCTCACGCCAGCCGAAGCGAAGTCTGCGCTACTTGCGCAAGTCGAAGCGCTGTTTAACGTAAGGGAGGCAAACGAATGAAAATGGTGGATGTTTCGTGGAACCATACGACTCTCGACGCAACGTTGTCTGCACTCGAAATCAATCCCGATGCTCACGTAATTTACGTAGAAGGCGACGATGAGTACGATGAGCATATCGGATTGACGATAGCACAGGCGGATGATTTGATAATCAAATTGGCGGTACGCCTTGCGGAATTATACGAAGCGCAGGCGACACAGACGAAGGAGGCGGACGCATCTCGCGAAGCCTAATCGGAGTCATCATCGCAGTATCTACGATACTCTCCGGAATCAACGGAGTCCCACCGAATACACACGTAGAATCACCGAATATAAGCGTAGTAGCGCCGTCCGAACCCACCGAGGTTACTACCGCCACCACCGCAGTTAATCACGCTAAATCAACGCAGAAATGGCGCACATACAACGCATCGGCGTACGTAGCGCTATGCGACACGGGATGCACAGGAATCACTCGTACGGGAATCGACGTTAGGCGTGATAATCACTACGAAGGATACCGAGTCGTGGCAACGGATGCCAACGTTATCCCGATGTGGACTCCGTTGGAAATCCGATTGAGTAGCGGATATACATTCCTCGCGATTGCGATTGATACGGGAAGCGCAATAAAGGGACGCAAGATTGACGTATTGATGCCGCGATTAAAAGATGCGCGGGATTTCGGAAGGCAGGACGTAAGCGTACGGATTTTAAAATAAACGTTAGGGAGCGGATTATATGACGAAGTATTTACGTTGTCACACGAGCGGTAAGTACGTTACAAAGGGCACTCGATACGAGGTTCTTTCGGAGGATTACAGAGCCTACGAAGTTAGAGACAATGACGGACACATACACTCTTTTACGAAGGAGAATTATCACGAGTGGTTCACGCTAGAAACGGAATCCAACGAAGCCATCACGCTATTACCGGACGAATCACTCGGTGGTGTGGCTAGTGGTCTCTTACGCGAATACAACGAGGTTAAACGTAAGGCGCTCGTAGGGGAACAGGTTAAAGTTACGGACGATACTTGCGATCAATATACGGCGGGTAACGTATATGAAGCGCAGGAAGAAACGCTCGGTTTCGGAGAAATACGCATCGACTCGTACAGCGGAGGTACCGTACATTTAGACGCAGGCGAATACGTTGTCCTCGAACCCTCCGATATCATCCGCATCGACTCCACACGATTCCGCATGGTCGAACGGAAAGCAGCGGTGGGCGAACGCATTATCTCGCTGAAAGATTGCGATGTGTACTATAAACGCGGAAATATTGGCGTTGTGACTGTGGTAAATGGTGGAAAGTCGGTATCGGCGGATTTTTCCGGTAACGGTTATGTATACGGAGATGGCGTTTGGTTCGTCGGAGATGATATCGGATACCGCGTACTCATTCCGCTATCCAACGCAATCCCAACGCAGACTACGTCACAACCGAAGCCACAACCGAAGCTATCTACGCTCGATCCCGTTGACCAATACGCTGAGAATATCGCGGTATTAACTACGAAGGTGACTGCGCTTGAGCAACGTGTGACTGCGTTGGAATCCGCTAGGAAAACGGAAGTATACGCAGATATTACCTCGCAGATTCAGCAAGCGGTGAGTGAACGTAAATTGGCGCAGGTAAAGACGGATCAACAAATCCGCGACGAAATCGTAGCGCGTGCGAAGGCTGACTTAGAAAACGTAAAGACACCATGGAATATTAGCGATAATCCGCAACCGCTAGTTTATTCGTACGGTAGCCGCGTAGTGGACGCAGAGTTCATCGTTAATAGAGAGAAGCGTACAGTCGTCGCTATATTACGGTGGAGATATAACGGAGTAGTTCAATCGAAAGGAATCGCAAAAGCCGCACCTGGCGAAGTGTTCAACGTACATCTCGGTAAAATTATAGCGTTATACCGTGCGTTAGGACTCGACGTGCCTGCGGAGTATATGAACGTGCCGGCACCGACAGAAGTTCGCGTAGGGGACGTTATTAAATACGAGGGGGATAATCGCGTCGTTACGGTAATAAGCGGTGGTGCCGACTATTATTCTAATGGCGATACCACGTATCTTAGTACAACGCGTCAATTTAAACACGCGATACTTGATGACAGCCGTATGAGCGATGAGGAATCGGAAGGGGTGAACGCGTAATGAAGACATCCGAAACTTGCGATTACTGCGGAAAGTTCGCAAGCTCTCCGTACAGTTTCCGTCACGAGGACGTATGGTACAGCGGTCATAAACGTTGTATGGGCGCTCCAATGATTCGGAAACTCACGCAGGTTACCGCCAAGTCCACGCCAAACATCGCCTTAACTGGACTTATGCGGAGTGGAAAAGATGCGCTCGCTGACTATCTCACGCAAAACTACGGATACACACGGTTCGCGTTCGGCGACGAACTCAAACGTTATACACACGAATTATTCGGTGAGCCTGACGGAAAGCCGCGCGAGTTATATCAGTGGTTTGGGCAAACGATGCGCGAACGTGATCCCGATATTTGGACGCGGAAGTGTTTCGAAGATATCATGGAATCCTACGAAATGGTAGCGCGAAAAGTATACGCCGGGGGAGTATTTCACCCGCCATTCCGCGCCGTAATCAGCGATTTAAGGCATCCGAACGAGTATGACCGTTGCCGCTCGGAATCCTACGTAATCATCCGCGTAACCGCACCGGAATCCGTCCGTATCGACCGCGCAGTCAAATCGTCTGATACGTTCAATCTACGCGACTTAACGCATGACACGGAGTCACACGTTGAGGGATTCGAGGTCGATTACGAAGTAGTTAACGACGGAACACTCGCGGAGTTATATGCGCAGATTGACGTGATTATGACGCAACTAACAACGGAAGGAGTGACCGCTGAATGACAAAGAAACTACTCGGAAGTATCGAATTAAACCGGATTTACCAACGTGACTGTATCGAAGGTATACGGATGATTCCGGATAAGAGCGTTGATCTGGTCGTGACTGATCCGCCTTATCTTATGAATTATCGAAGTAATCGTCGCGTAGTTGCGGACAAGTTCAAACATATCGCGAATGACGTAGATTCGACCGAGTTAATATCGCAGTATATAGCCGAATGTCACCGCGTCCTTAAGGATGATACCGCGATGTATATGTTTTGTAGCTGGCACCATATCGACTTCTTTAAGGCAGAGTTTGAGCGGTATTTCAAGCTAAAGAATATCATCATATGGAACAAGAACAATCACGGCAGTGGCGACCTAAAGGGATCGTACGCACCTAAACATGAATTTATACTATACGGACATAAAGGGCGTTCGCTATTCCGGGAAAAGCGCGTACCTGACGTAATTGATTGCGCAAAGATACCTAGCGTAAGGTTGACGCACCCAACGGAGAAACCTACGGAATTATTAAGTACATTCATACGGAACTCAAGCGATATCGGCGGTATTGTATTGGACGGATTCGCCGGCACTGGGTCAACGTGCGTAGCTGCCACGGAATCGGGACGTAACTTCATCGCGTTTGAACTCGAAACAGAATACGTAACCGCCGCCAATATCCGCTTAGACGCGATTAATACAACGGAAGGAGTGACCGCCAATTGAACGCTGACCAATGGACGCGGAGCATGTGCGAAACAACTCCGCTAGAATCGTACCGCAAAGGCTACGAAATCGGCTATCACAACGGATATACGGAGGCGACGCTCGGCAAGGAATGCGATGCGCGTACGCCATTACAGCGGAGTATGGACGCAGCACATGCGGAAATGCGCGAAGAGGAATATACGAAATAGGTTCCGTAACATAGGCAATTACGGAACGTGTAACCATCGCGTATTCCACGGAGTTATTCCGCAACAAATATAAGCCATCCGTCCTGTTCCGCAGCAAACTCGTAGCGACGCGGTTCACGCGGTAACTTCGTTTTATTGAAGAACTTCGCAGCGGAGGCGTAACCGCGCTTGTCTACGTTAGCTGCCGTAGGATCACCGAAGGATGCCGCTAGTCTAACCGCAATCAATCGTTTACCTCGGTCATATCCGAATGATACGCGCGGAGATACTCCGTTCTCTTCCTTGCGTAGCTTGTATAACGCGATTAAGTCGGATGAGAAACGAATACGGCTGTGTACGTCCGTAGCGAGAAATAGGTTGAGCATCGGTACACCTACGATGTTAAAGCGTTTAGATACGGATGCTGACGTTGTTGATGGTGCTAGTTCAATCGTTGATTCATCAGATTTACGGGTCATATGCGGAGTCCTCCGTTCGATTAATTGATGACGCAAGTATAACGCAAATGTAACGAAATAACAAATACGAAGGTGGAGGCGATTAATTGACAACGCATATCAACTTTAACTCCGGTGGAATAGGTTCATGGGCAACATTGAAACGTATATTAGCGGTGGCCAGTCCGACAGATACCGTCATCAACCTATTCACAGATACGCTGATTGAGGATGGTGACTTATATCGCTTTCTTATTGAAACTACTGCGGAAGCTTACGGAGTAGAACCACTTACTGCACTAATGGAAAGATGCGAAGCCATACCCGATATTGAGTCGGAGGATGACGTTGTAACACGTAAGTTACTGATTGCGGAGATAGCTATGGAGGCTATGAGGTTAATACCAGGACTCGTATGGATAATCGAAGGGCGTACGCCGTGGGAAGTGTTCCATGATACGCGATATCTCGGAAACTCACGATTAGCTAAATGCTCACATGTACTTAAACAAGAGACGGCATCCAAATGGATACGCGAAAATTATAGAAACGAAGACTGTAAGTTATATCTCGGTATTGATTGGTCGGAGGATCACCGGAGAGTAGCGCCAGTAGTAAATTGGGCGCCTTATATCGTAGAGTTCCCAATGTGTGACGAGCCCTACGTTGATAAACATGACATGCTCCGGATGCTCGACGAGTTGAACATCGCAAGACCTCGCTTATACGCGATGGGATTCGCACATAACAACTGCGGAGGGTTCTGTGTCCGTGCTGGCCAAGGTCATTTTGCTAACTTACTCACGCAATTTCCGGAACAATTCGCGTATCACGAAGGCAAAGAGCGAGAGATGCGCGATTATCTTGGTAAAGACGTCACTATTCTGAAAAAGGTACGCGATAAAACTACGTATAGACTGTCACTTAAACAACTCCGCGAGTCAATCGAAGGTCCTGGCGAGAGTGATATAGATTACGGTGATATCGGCGGTTGCGGCTGTTTCGTAACTGACGAAACTAAAACGGAGGTGCAACGCTAATGGGCGCAGTTAAAATTGATATCGCGAAGAAGGAACGCCAATACAGCGTTAAATACACGCTCAACGATAGTACCGGAGTTAAGGCGCTATTACGCGACCGCCACAAATTGGCGTCACGGAGGTTTACCGGAGATTACAACGCGTCCGATATTATCATCGATTTACACAGCGCTATGAATACCGCATGTCTCACGGATCGCCAAACGGAGGCTATCGCATGGATATATGGCGCGGACTTGGCTCCGGCAGATACCGCTAAGTTGATGGGAGTATCGCGTCAAGCGGTCGAACAGTTTATTGAAGGCGCTACGGAGAAGATTGCGAAGGTTTATCTCGCATGGGATTACGGAGAGATAACGGCGGAGTTGGCGGAAGATGACGTAGAAGACGATGCGGAGGTGATTTCCGTTGGGTAAAGCCGATCGCAAACGTTGGGACGGAAACGTCCGCAGTATGTCCATTATCGCGAAGCCATACGCAGATATAACGGAAGATGATCTCGTATTCTTACGCGAAAACTACACGTCAACCGGTGGACTTCTTCCGAACGCATATGCAGGCGGATCGTTCTATACGCCGACACACGTAGCACGTTTTATTACGGAAGCATTACGCGGATTATCCGGAGGTTCATTCGCGCCAGGCTCGCGGTGGCTTGAGCCGTCCGTTGGCTCCGGAGTATTCCTCGAACACATTCCGCTAGATGCCGAAGTAACTGCGCTTGAACTCGATGAGACTAGCGCAAAGGTGACAACGCTATTGTATCCGAAAGCTACCGTAATTGAAGGCGATGCAATGACGCATGATCGACGCGATTACTACGATTATGTTATTGGTAATCCTCCGTATGGCGTGAGTATGGACGTAGCGGTCGCGGATTTACCGGACGATTATGTAACGTTGAAACCGGCGAAGGGTCGCGCTAAAGGTAAATCGGAGAACGCGTTTATTGAACTCGCGATTAAGGCGGCGAAACCCGGCGGATACATTGCGTTTGTACTTCCGAAAGGGATTGGTTACTCCGGTAACTCCGAGAAGATACGCGACTTAATCCGCGAAACATGCTGGCATATCGCAAGTATCGAGTTACCTGGCGAAACGTTCGCGTTGACCGGTACGACGATTAAAACGGATATTCATATATTACGCAAGATTACGCCGAACGCTGCGAAAGTATTCGTAAAATACTCGAAGAAAGGTGACGGACGATTTCCGCTAGATATCGTTAGACAATCGGAAGAATCCGAAGCTGACACGTTTTGGTACGAAGGGCAAATGCCGGTATTGCAGGCGCAGATTACCGATATTGGTTACGATAAGGACGGAAAGTCTACGGATAAATGGGGCGACGGATTAACGCAATTGGACGAGTTAGCCGAAGCATTCGCGGATACGTTGATGCGTGAGAATACCGATCCAGTAGCGCCATTTAACGGAACGTACAACGCGCTCAACGTTAAAGTACCACCGTACGAAGAATGGCGCGCTAAGGCCGGAATGTATGCGTATTGGAACGTGCTTACGCTTGGACGCGGTGAGGATATAACGGTAGCTGGCGGAACGTATGAGTCTTCGTTAGACTTCGATTGGCAGGACCGGATTGTATCGGACTATTACGAAACTAAAACGGAGGTGCTCGCCTAATGACGATGACATATACGGAACTATTCGCGGTATTGGTCGCGGACTTAGAGATTACGATTAGACGACGCAAGAATGACGCTAGTATCCGATTCGCTTACGATGGCGCGGAATATGACGTAGGCGACCGCACCGAACGTATGACGCTGATCCAGCTAATAGCGGACGAGTACGTAAAGGCACATGCTGACGTTAATCAACGCACTATTGACGCATGGGAGGAACGCGGTGGTAACGGTGAGCGTCCGGTGTCGCTGACGCTGAATACTGCGCTGCTGGATCGATTGAGTAACGCAGTATTGGACGAGGAGTTAACGGATCCTACCGGTTGGAAATCGCGTCATACGGAATATCCGTTTCTAAGCGAGTTACAAATGGCGCGTAGAACTGACGGAAATCATCAACGTAAATACGAAGGGGATTCCGGAGAGGCAAAGCTAAGCGCTGCACAAAACTACGGAACGGATGGACGCTCATACAACGTACCACTCCGCCGTGAACGTAGTAAGAACGAGAATATATTTATGGACACCGGAATTAAGACGCGTAATAAGGAGCGTAAAGCTACGTACGAGGCGTTTACAGGGGAGCAACCGGTACACACGCGTATGATGACGCCGGAAGAAAGAGAGGCGTACGGATGCCAATTAGTATAACGTTACCGGACGTATTTCTAACGTTTAATAGGCGCGATTTCCATAAATACGAGGATGACTTCGAGTTACATCCCGGAGGAGTTTACGTATTCCATAACGAAGAAGGCGCGTGTATCTACGTAGGGAAATCGAAGATACTGGCGACTAGGTTACGGACGCACTTCGCGTCCTCTCCGTTTGCTTCGGAAATAGCCACGGTAACAATATACGCGATAGATAATCCGCTAGAACGTGAGATTTACGAGACGTACGCGATTAATACATTGGGCGGAATCTACAATAAGGCGAAGATTTACGGAAACGGAGTAAGTAATCCGTTAATTGCCGATGAAATTGACACGCTGACATACGAATTGGAGGCGCTAGAGAAGGAGCGTGAGGGAATTGCGGAGGATCTACGCCAAGTTGAGGGATTATTACATCCGCCAGTACCGAAGATGTTCGCGAATATTACGAACGATATATCAACAACCTACTATGATTACGTAGACTTCTACATGCCGGATGTTCACAGCGAGAAACTTGCGCAAGAAGAGCATGAATTTCGTAGATTAACACATAGACTATCGGAAGTTGACGAGGAGGTATCGGAGTTAAATGATAGAATTAGCGAGTATTTAAGTAGCTTAATCACCTAAACACTTGCATAAGTGGACTAAGTGTATCTGGATAGGTGTTAAGAGAAATCAAGCGCTGCCTCTTATTGGGAGGTGGCGTTTTTGTGTCGTCTTTAAACGTAAGGATCACGCATGTTCCGGGTAAACTCCGGACAATCCTACGTTATTTTTACATTGTGGGTGGCGGAAAATAGACGCGATGCCTGACGGGAGCAGCCGGGAACGAAGACAGCCGGACATTTTGCCGGCGTGCGTAGGTGTAAGTCCTGCGCTCCACAGCGTTATTTTACATTCGAAAGGGGACGCTATAAATGACGGAATCTAAACGTGTACTAAGCGTAAGTATGACGACGCCAGCAACATTCGGAGAATTGTACGTAGACATTACGGGGACTATTACCGGACTCAAAGCGCTACAAAGAGAAGCGAAGAAAGCTACGCAGGCGCTCCGTGAGTTAGAAGCTACGCAATTGGCGGTGAGTGAATGAAGACATACAGTTTCGGACGCGATACGAATTATTCCGTAAAGATGATAACGGAACAACTCGGGTACAACTTCGATGATTTACGTTTACTAACCGAAGACGAGCGTTTCGACTTCGCTATCTGTATTATACCTGAAGTAAAAGAGTGGTTCGCAAACTACCGGGAAGTCGTAGAGGCTCCGCTTATTGCGAGAGCGTTCATACACGCATTAAATCCGGAGGTGAGCGAATGACAACTGATATATATACGTATTTCGATACCGACGTTGATCGCTGGATGCAGGCGGTTCCCGTCGATGGATACCGTACCGAATCCGAAGAGAACATCGCACGTAAGCGCGAGTATGCACAGCGCCAGGATGCTATTAACAAGGACCCTCGGCATTATGTAGCGTCGTACCACGAACCAGTACGTAAATTATCCGCACTATTAGCGCTTAATGAACTCGGCGCAGTTATGAAGCTATTGCCGTATATGCGACTAGATAAATCCGGAAAGTTATATTACGAAGGTAAACGTATGGGTTCCGCTGAGATATCGAAAGCAATCGGAAAGGCTACGCGATGGACGGCTACGTTAATTAGCACGTTAACATCATGCGGAGTACTTACGGAGAGTCGCGAAGGTAGGCGCAAAGTATATGAGATTGGCGCGGAATATCATTCGATAGGTAAATCGCTTAGTGGCGGTCGATATACGAAGGTATACCAAACTAAAACGAGATCGGACGTTAAAAACTTATCGGTACAAGCTGCGGGTTTGCTGTACTGCATGATTCCGTATATACACTATGAGCGCCTTTATCTTTGTCACAATCCGGACGGCGACGATTTTGACGCGTTGAATCACATGGTTCAATCGGACTTAGCGCGGATACTCGGCGAGGAACGATCTACAATCAGTCGGAGTATGCGCGAGCTAAGCCTAAACGGATTTATTATGAGATCGGAATCATACGGAGTTATTGTAATAAAAATGAACCCTGACGTAATGTTCCGCAAGTCATATACGGAAGATGAGTATACGGAAAGCGTACGTTATGAATTTACGCAGAATAAACGACTGGCGGAATCGGCGTTTGACGGGAGCGACGAGGAACTTCCATATTAGGTTGTTGCAAATACTGCATTCTTAGCCCTGTTTTGTTGCAAATACTGCATAGTTCAAAAGTGACCTCAGCCTTAGAGCGACGTGGGTTACAGCCGTTTTTAGCTCCGAGCTTCTCTTATCTTATAGAATAGCGGAGTCGCGTTTGTGCCGTAACAAGCGTATTTCCTAACGTATGCCTAGCGTTGGGACTGCGCTTGTTAACAGCACTTAGTGATTACGGAGAAGAACACTCCGCGAAGATTCGAATCCGTCCAAGACCGGGACGTATCCGACGCATGGTAAAACTACAATTCTATTGCGTGGTTTTAAATCTACGCGAGTAAATAGTATTAAATAATACATCTCGACGCGTCGCCCTTTCTTTACGCGGAGAGGGCAAGGAACGACAGTGACGCGGCAGGCTCTTAGGTTCGCGATGATTGTCAACAATCCACGGGAACTAACGTTATACAAACGGAGGTATACGTATGATTAACTGCATCGGTCAATTAACGGATATTAAACGTATGTTCAGCGCTACTGTTGGCGAAACATTTGCGCAGGTACTTGAAGTATATAAACGGAGGTTATCGAATGAGTAACGTTAATCTAACGCAAGTATCAACGCATGAATTAAGTGCCGAATTATCACGTAGAGAAGGCGTCAAGTATTACGTGTACGGACCGGAGGATTACGTTTTTATTGCGAATAGTGACGGAGAGGACGTTGGTCATTACGGACCGGCAACGGTACTTATTAACATCGATTAGATACGGAGGTACACGATAATGTACGTAATCCTATACGTAGCCCAATCGAAGGAAATAGCGGAGGATCTACGCAAGTATATAATCGCGGATAACATAAGCGTTGTAGCATACGGAGACACACTCGATATAACTACGCGGCCTAACGTTATCATATGTAATTATAGTGAGCGGAGTGGTGACGTATGGACAGCGGATGTATTACGGAAGGTAGCGCATAAGGACGCAGTATACGTAGGATTAATTGCGTAATGTGAAACGGAGGTTAACGTTAATGGGCGTAATCAAACGTATGATAACAACACTGATTATCACGTGTACTATTGCGTTGTATAGTCCGAAGGGTAGCGTTAGTAAACAGCGGAACACGTACGAAGCTAGGCGCAGGATAAACACGTAGAATACGCGCGATGTAGGCGTTGTAGTAGTACCGGAGTATAAACGGAAGGGAGATGATATAAATGCTCAAACGTCTTGAAGCGCATCATTTAATAGCATTGAAGTGGTTAGCATTACCTAAACGCGGTGGCAAGACTATGAATGAGATTGCGGAAGAGGCCAGCGTCACACGTGGTACCCTCTATGATTGGATAAAGGATCCGCTGTTTGATAAGGAACTTAAGAAAGAAATTATACGCGAGACTATGAATAGATTGCCGGAAGTGTTAGCCAGCCTTACAGATGCTGTAGTAAACGACCATAACGCTGCGGCTGCGAAGTTGCTTCTACAAGTCAACGGCATGCTTACGGATAAGATTGAGGTAGATAACAAAGGAACCGGCATTACCGACATAGACGCGCTACGTACAAAGTTAGAACTATTACATGCGAAAAGAGAAGACGTGTAGGGTGCCGTGATTATGGCGCTATATAATGAAGGAACGCATATCAACGCGGCACACACTACCGTACACTGAGCGATATTCTACGGTTGTATCTCCGCTAATTACCTGCTCGCGGTTTCTGACGCGCGCCCCTCCGAAACTTTTCACGCTTCAACGCGGTAAATTAACGCAATCTACGTGTATATACGATGCATAAACAGTGTATATCGACGGTTTATAGTGAGTAACGGATAGTGTGCGGAAGTGGTAGCGTAGGAATCCGCGTGGTTACGCCATTGTTACGACGCAGACATACGTACAAAATCAGCATTTTGTGCACATGTACAACGCTTTAACGCGGTAACGTGCGATAGGGGGGGCGGTACCCTCCGGTAACGCCTCTAAATCTGGTGACCGGAACATCCGCGTATTAAAAAATCACTTTGACTTTTACGGAGCCATGCGTAATCAACGTATCCCTTACGTCAACTCGCGGAGTCACTCGTTATACAATCGGAGTCACTCGGTCGTACATGCGTAAATCTCCGTAATCTCACCGCATTACACCGCGTCTAGCACTTACGGAGCATAAACGTAACCCATCGCATGTAATCGCCTAATTCGCGGTGATTTCACGGTAAATCCGCATCACATTTACGCGTATATTCGGTACTCTACGTAATCACCGTAGATTTACCGCGATATAGGCGTTTTACTACGTTACCTAACTAATACTCGGATTAATACGTAGGATTGTCATAGCACGCTAATTTTACGGAGATTTACGGAAGCATATGTAATACGCGAAGGAGGCGACGCGGTATTGGCTATAATCAACGAAACATACCTGAATAAAATAACGCAGGGTGACACGCTCGAAGAGATGCGGAAACTAACGGACAAGAGCGTTGATATGATACTTTGCGACTTACCTTACGGTACAACCGCGTGTAAATGGGATACGATTATACCGTTTGAACCGCTGTGGGCGGAGTACGAACGTGTGATAAAAGGTAATGGCGCGATAGTGTTAACTGCGAGTCAGCCGTTTACCACGGCATTAATTGCGTCTAATATGGGAAACTTTAAATACTGCTGGGTTTGGGATAAAAAATCCATTAGCAATCCACAGTTAGCTAAAATACAACCATTAAAGAGCCATGAAGACGTCTGTGTGTTTGGTAAAGGTAAACTTAATTACTACCCACAAGGACTTCAAGATTTCTCCCGTAAGCGAAAAAAAGATACAAGCGAGTTGGGGCATTGCGTGCGCAAGGAATATGAACAATTGAAGACGGGGTATCCGAAGTCGGTTATTAACTTTAGTGTTGAACGTGGGTTACATCCAACGCAGAAACCGGTCGCGCTATTCGAATATTTAATTCACACCTACACGAACGCCGGCGAAGTTGTACTAGACAACTGTATCGGATCCGGAACCACCGCAGTCGCCGCTATTAACACCGGTCGCCAATTCATCGGAATTGAACGCGAGCCTGAATACGTGGCTATCGCTAATCAACGCATAACCGACGCAATCCGCGCGGTATCATAACGGAAGGGAGGCGATAACTATCGCATGGGTAAACAATCGCTGGATTAAACGTCCGGAACGCGCCGTATTAATTGCGCAACTAAGAAGCGTAATAGACACGGTTGACCTGGCGGAAGTTGCCGCCTATCCCGACGATATCCAACGCGAGTTATTCGAAACGGCGGAGGAGTTGGAACGCTTAGAGCGGATACATCGCGCGGAGAACGATTTACTATACTTTTGCTACGAATACTTCGGAGATCACTATAACGCAGATAACGACGGTAACTGGATTCCGGTGACTATCGGAAACGCACCGGAGTTTCACCGTGAAATATGCGCAATAATGGACGATGTGTCTGCGGTACATACTAACGCTAAAGTATCCGTAGCGGCACCGCGTTCTCACGCTAAATCATCGTTCTTGTCGAAGGGAAATCCGATACGCGAGATTGTATTCCGTAAACGTAAATACGCGATTATTATATCGGAAACTCCGCAAGTATCAACGGGCAATATGGAGTGGTTATCGTTACAACTGAAATCTAACGCTAAATTACGCGCAGACTTTGGTCCGCTACTCTCCGTCAAGCAACAGGAGAATCCGAAGGACAATAGTTCGGAGTTTATCGCATGGGAACCGCGCGACGACGGAACACAACGGTTATTAGCGCGAGTAGAAGCAGCGTCAACGGGACAAGCGCTACGTGGACGTAACTGGAACGGCGTACGTCCGGATTTAATTATCTGCGATGACCTTGAAGGTAAAAAGAATACGAATACGGATTTACTACGGTCAGAAATGCGCGACTGGTTTACGCAAGTAGTTGTACCACTCGGCGATCCGGCGGGGAAGAAGACCGCGCTAGTCTACATGGGAACGATGGTGCATCACGATTCACTTTTACGCTACGTAATGGAAAGCCGGTCGGACTTTAAAACGAAGCTATTCCGCGCGGTTATCGAATGGCCTGCGCGTATGGACATGTGGGAACAATGCCGATTGATATACGTGGATCGCGAGAATGAATTACGCGCAGAGGACGCGCTGGCATTCTACGAAGGTAACCAAACGGAAATGGATGCGGGCGCGGTCGTATTGTGGCCGGACGTTCAGCCGATATGGAAGTTGTTTACGTGGAAATGGGATAACGGAAGTAAGGCGTTTAACACGGAGTATATGAATAATCCGGTAGATGAGGAAAATATGGTATTCAATCCGGAGTTATTTACGTATTGGGACGGACATCACGAATTAGAAACATTCGGTAGTTATCCGCGGAGTACTGATGATTACGAAATATCACTCGGAATTGACTTCGCGTTAGGTAAGACACGCGGAGATTATAGCGCCATCACAGCGACGGCGAAGCATCGTGTTAACGGAACAATATACGTAATCGATTCGTATGGTGAGCGCGTGCATCCCGATAAGTTTATCGCGGTGATTGTTGAGAAGGTATTACGTTGGCAACCGGACGTTATCGCAGCCGAAGCGCAGGCGGCTCAGGAGTTCTTCGTTGATACACTCGGTAAGGAATTAACTCGCGTAGGATATCCGGCGCATTCGCGTCTTAAGAAGATATATCAACGGTCACGTAAAGAAATGCGTATCGAAATGTTGTTACCGATGATTGAGCGCAAGGAATTACAATTTAGCCGGAAACACGCGTTATTACTCGAACAGTTTGAGTTATACGGAACTGGAACACACGACGATTTACCGGACAGTCTCGAAATGTCAGTATCAGCGCTATCCGGAACGAAAGTATCCGTACGTACAATCGCGCGTAAGATGCGCTAATCACACGAAGGGAGGACGCTATGCAACTTATACCATATACAACTATATCCGCGGACGAACTCGACCGCTTAATATTCTCACCGTTACAACAAGCGTTAGGCGCGCAGACTTGGCAACGTATGAACCGTCAATTACGCGATTACGAATACTACGCCGGTAAACAGCACGTTAGTCCGGACACGGGACAACTCGTAAGCGGACGCGATATGCCGAGGCCCAACGGGCTCGACTACGATCCTACGCGACTCGACGTTAATATGTTTAAGTCCTTCGTAGACAAAAAAGCGCGATGGTTAATGTCCGGTAAACACGGTATCAACGTACCGGTCGGTAAGGATGCGCCATCCGACGTTATCAAAACAGCGGACGGTTACGAAGCGCTACTGTATCAGCTATGGCGTGAGAATCGGATGCGTACCGCGTTAGTTAAATCTGCGCGAGACTACTTAATAGCACGTCGCGTCGTATGTAAACTCGTTTTTGACGCTACCACCGGTAAGTTACGTTGGATATGGCGTTCGGATGCGGAGTTCGTTCCGGTATACGCGGATGACGATATGACGCAGTTAATCGGAGGTCACTTCGTATCAACGGTCGAACGCAGTATTGACGGAGCGCAACGCACGCTCATACGCAAGGAATCATTTACGTTAGAAATGCTTGATAACGGAGATTACGAATGTTATTACGAAGATGCAGAGTACACGGAGGCGCTCGACTTACATCGGACAATTACCGCGCGCGCACCGATGGGACTCGACTTCCTTCCGCTAGTCGTTATATCGGTTCCCGGACTATCCGGCGAAGAGATGGACGTAAGCGAGATCGAAGCTATGCGGACGATTACGGACGTTATCAACTCTTCGAACGAGGACGCACTTGACGCGTTGAAATTCGAAATGTTCGCGATGACCGCGTTACTTAACGTACCGGCAGGAACCGCGGAGAAAGTACAGATTGCGCCCGGAGCGCTACTTGAAATCGTTCACTCGAATGTACAGGGTGAAGCGAAACCGGATGTTAAGCGCATAGAAGGCGGATTCGGCTGGTCGACCGCATTCGATGCGCAATATAGCCGATTAAAGGGCGCGCTACACGAAGTAACGTCGCTACCGAATATAGTACCGCAGGAGTTAAACTTCGGAGGACTTAACGGAGATACGTTACACGTATTATTCCAGGCGATCATACAAGAAACCGAGGAACACTGGCTCGAATGGGACGATAAGTTAACGGAGTTACACGAGAAGTCAATCCGATATCTACAAGCGCGTACCGACCGTACGAAGTTCGCGTATGACAAATCGGTTGTTCGCGCGATTGTCGATTACACCAACGAAATTAAATTCGTTTTACCATTACCGGATAATCGCGCAACGCTAGTCGAATTATTAACGCTAGAAACCGGCGCGGGTTTCGAGTCCATCGTTGGCGCTATGCAACGTTTAGGCGTCGAGAATGTAGCCGCTAAACAGGCGGAAATCAGCGTAGAGGTAGCGAAACGAAGAACCGAAACTGATCCATATGTAACCGCGGAATAGTCCGCACGTCCAATACGCTTACGACGCTAAAAGGCGCGGGACTAACACAAATAGTCGACGCGACTTTAAAACGGAGGTAACACGCATGAAGAACGTAATAAAACGCAAGCTTCGCTATCCGCTTAATCTGCAAATATTCGCGGAAGGTGACGAAGAAAATCCGAATGAGACGAAGTTAAATACCGGGGTTAAAACGGAATTTACTGCGGAACAACAAACGGAAATGAACCGAGTCATCGCGGAAAGGTTAGCGCGACAACAAGCGAAGTTTGATGCGGAGAAAGCCGCAACAGATACGGAAGCACAGCGCATCCAACTCGAACAAAAAGAGGAATACAAGGTGCTGTATGAAAAGGCACAAGCGGAACTCGTCCGCGTTCAAGGAGATGTAAAAGTCGCGCAGGTAGACGCATTGAAAACGCAACTACTCGTTAAAGCCGGATATGCTGCGGATCAAATTACCCGCGTAGGTAAATTTGTAAGTGGTGACGATGAAGAAGCGTTGCAGGCGTCGATTGACGAGATCAAAGCGGACATACCGCCGAAGGTTAGCGGAGTCGATCCGAATCCGGGCAACGGAAAGAAGAATGAAGTAATACCGAAAGCTGACGGCGGGTACGAAGCAGCACGGGAAAGAGCAAGAAAACTATTAAAAAGAAAATAGGAGGAATACAAAATGCCATACTCACTACAAACAGGACAAACCGTATTTAAAGGCGGTAAAAACATTCTAGCAAGCACGCACCTACAGTTCAAGGAAGTCGGCGGTACTATGGACGCTACAAAATTCGTGGTAGGTACCGTTGATGTAGGACAAGTACTCGGACACAGTGCAGTAACAGGTAAGTTCGAGCCTTTCACTGACGCAGGTGTATATGATGACTTCGCAATCTTGAACGTTGACTTTGTAAACAACGGAGTAAACGACACTATCGTAGGCGAACTGATTGTACGCGGATCGGTATACGAAGCAAAACTCGTAGGTGTGACCGCGAAGTTTAAAACAGCTACACCGCTAATTCGTTATGTATCTGAATAATAACCAACTAATAAAAATACGAACTTTCCTAGGAGGAAAATAATTATGAGTGGAATCGTCCATCTATCCGAATTTCAAGAACCAGCACTACGAGGGCTTATCGACGAAAGCGCGGCACTACGCGAAGAGTTTCCGACATTTGGTGAACGCTTCCTGCCGAGCATTAACGTATACAGCACGACATTCGCGTACGACATCATTAAGAAAACGAAACATCTAGCGTCATTTATCGGATATGGTGCGGAGCCTCCGGTTATGGATCGCGACGCGGTAGCACATAAATTCGGGTCACTTGCGGCGTTCGGTCTGCAGTACATCGCAACAGTTGAGGAATTGATGGCGTTGAATCAGGCGCGCTCGAACGGTGAGAAAGCGGCAATGGTTGCGCAACTTGAGAAGAAAGCGGTCGATATTGTTGAGGGCATTCAAGACTTCGCGGATGTGCTACGCGCTCAAGCGTTGACTACCGGCGTTCTGAATTATACGAAGGGTGACGTAAAAATCAACTTCGATTACCAAATTCCTGCGAATCACAAAATTGCTCGTACCGGAGTAAATGCATGGAGTGATGCTACTGCGGACATCCTCGGCGATCTTATCGAGTGGAACGAATTGTACTCGAAGTCAAACAACGGTAAATCTGCGGATGTAATCCTAATGCCGCAAGAGGTATTCGCGCACCTTACGAAAAACGCGTCGATCATCTCCGAAGCACGTCCGGGAATTGCTGGCGTGACTCGTATCGCAACGGGTGAGGTTAACTCCGTTCTTGAAGGATTCGCATTACCTACGATTCAGGTAGTTAAGAACCGTACGACAAACGTTCGTAACGTGTATACGGGCCAAGACGAGGATGTTGTGTTCTATCCTGCAGGTCGCGTTGTATTCCTAGCGGATGGCGTTGGTAACTTCTACTACGGACCAAATCCGGAAGCTGAAAACTTCGAGCCTGGATTAGTTGTTCGCGCGGTTGATGAGAAGCGCCCATTGCGTTCTATCATCGAAGGTTACGCGGCAGGATTCCCGATCATCGAAGTACCATCCCTAATTTTACACGCAGATGTCCTCTAAGATAAAAGTTGAAGTCCTCGACGCTGTAGTCGATGGCAACGGAAAGGGCGCGGTAATCGTTTTAGGGACGGATGCCGCGAACCGCCTTGCAGGAATCGGATATGTGCGTATATTGGACGAACAGGTAACGAAGGTTCCGGAAGTAAAACCCACGGAGCCAACGGAAGTTAAACCGACTAAAACGCCGGTTAAGCGGACTACCAAATAAGGAGGCGTTAGTGTGGCGAGTTTACACGAATTGGAACAACGTCTTGCCGCGCGATTTAGCGGAGTCCCAGGCGTAACGGATACGGACTTGACTGCGTGGTTAACCGAGGCGTCGTACATTTACGGTTACTCGCCAACTACGCTAGATACCGTTCCTGACGTTGAGACTCCGCTAGTCTTATTACTTGCGCAGATTCAGGGAGCGCGCGCCATTGCGTTCTCGACTGCGCATTACTTTAAATACACCGACGCGGAAGAATCCGTTGATAAGACAAAAGTATCCGAACAATATCTCGCAATGGTCACGTCATTAACCGCGGACTATGTACGCGATAGAGACGTAGTTGACCGTAACAAGCGCCAGTACTCAACGTTTCATGTGATGCGGCGGTTGGATCGTGATTATACGTGACAAATGAGCGTAAATTAAACGAAGCATTAGCGAAACTACACGCGGACTATTTAGACTTAGCGGTTAAGCAGCAGGCATACGTTGTTAGCGAAGTCGGTAAGACACGGTTACAAGTTATCGATCTATTAGAGGAGTACGCGAATAAAAACGATATCGTTAGTAAAGCGCGGTTAAACACTCTACTTCGAGACTTGGAACACGTAGAAAAATCGATACGCACAAGAGCGGAATCCTCGCTATTAACGGTTATGGACGAAGGCGCGGAAGCAGCGTTAACCGGAACCACGGAAGCGATACAATTTACGCTAAGCGAATCCGTTGCGTTTATATTAACCGCTCAAGTAGCGGAGAGCGTTGTATTACGTGGACTCACCGGTAAGCAACCTACTACACGTAACCTCGCGACTTATCTAGCGGAGAAGACGGGACCCGACGGACTTAAGTTGTCCGATCGTGTCTGGCAGTTTGCAGGCGATCAACGCACGGAAATGGGTAACGTTCTTCGGCGCGGAGTCATTCGCGGAGACACTACGGCATCTATGGTACGCGATATTAAAGGCGTTTACGCTACGGAGGATTGGAAAGCGCGGAGACTCGCGTTAACGGAATCGAACACGGCATACAGGACCGCGATAGGATACGTAGCCGAACAATCGAAATTCGTTACCGCTCTCCGCTTAATTCCAGGAGCGCGTCATAGTCCGAAGTGTGTTGCGAAAGCGGCTGAGGATCGTCACGGATTAGGCGTCGGAATCTTTTTACCGTCCGATACCGATATCTACTCGATACATCCGAATTGTACCGCGTATACGCAATTCATACTATCCGAGGAGGTGCGGTAATGTTAACAGACGCAGACGCAGCGTGGATTCACGCTAACCGAACGGGGATTAAACAGCATCGCACCGAGCCGGTTACGGTTGAATACGTAGATGGAACGCTACTCACGGTCGATGCGATATGGAAAGAACCCCCGACACCAAACGGAGGAATAGCGCGCAACGTCGGAGACTATACGCTGGACTCCGGTGATTACTCGGTTACATTTGACGCTTCTACGGAAGCCGGTGGAATTATCCGCGTCATACGCAAAGGACTACGCTATATCATAACGGACGTTGATGAACGAGGACTCGGCGGATTAAATCGATACGAATGCCGCGCGATGCTCGCAGTTACGGACGGTCTGCATATTAGCGTTATCAAAAGCGGAGTCGACGACGGTTGGGGCGTACCTGCGGAATTACCTCCGGTTATATATCCTGCGTTTGTATCCGAGGATGCGCAGAAGGTCGCGAATCAATACGGTGAAGAAACATCGGTACAGTTACGGATTGTACTCGAAGGTTTAGTCGACGTTACTTACCGCGATAAAGTCCGCTATGAGAATGAACTCGGCGCAGTAGTCGAACGTGTTCCGGTACGTATCGTAATCAAACGTAGAGTCGATGGTACTCCGCTAATAACGGAGGTGTACGTATAATGCCCGTAGAGTTTACGTTTGACATCGGTAAGTTTGCGAGGAAACTCGAAGACGCGTCGGATGCAGTCAGTCAAGGCGCTATTAACGGAATGGACGACGCGCTCGAACTGTGGCAACTCGAAGCTACGAACCTAGCGCCAATCGGACGCTATAAGGGACGTCGTGGCGGTAACCTACGCGCACGTATCGAACATACTACACCTAAGTTAAGTGGTGGAGAGATCAACGGGGCAGTCGTAGCTAACGCATTTAACCGCGGATTTAATTACGCGTATTACCTGCATAACGTAGCCGGCAGTAAAGGCGCGGTAGCACGTGAATCCGGGACGGTACTCGACTTTCTAGCGCAAGCGAAGGATAACAAAGAGTCGAAGATGTTCGCGCTAATTGAGAACGCGATACAAGCGGAGTTAAGCCGAAAGGGGCTGACGTAAATGAGCGTTATAAGCGATATGGGTATGATTGAAGCGTTCATAAAAGCGCAGTTTCCTACGGCAATTACCGGTAAGCAAGTAGTACCGTTACAACCGGCGGTTAACTCGTTTTATGTGCGCATGATTGACGAAGACAGGACGACGGAAACACGTTATCACTATCGCGTAGATCGCGCATATCAAATCGTTCATGTAACGGTTCGACCAGATACAATACTCGCGGATATGGATGCGTTAGGACGCGCGATATACCAGGACGAGTTAATCGGACATATCCGTGTTAATGCGTACAGCGTATCACAACCGGCACTAACGGATAACGGACTGTACGCAATTATCGCCATACTCGATACGAGCGTAAGGGAATCACGTGATCAAACGGTTTATCCGAAGATTGACAACGTAAACGTACGCAGAGTTTAACGGGCGCCTCCGAAATGGGGCGCTCTTTTTATATCCAAAAGGAGGCGGACATATGGCAGCACCACAATGGGACCCAACGGCATTACCTAAGCGTCCCGGCATTTATACTAACTTCGTGGAACGCGCAATAGCGGCTATTCAAGGTGGCGCACGCGGTATCGTAGCCATTCCGTTATTGAATTACGCGGTGACGGCGACAGCAGAAACGTTCTACACGGTCGATTCCGAGAAAGCGGCGGTAGATTTATTCGGTCTCGCGAATATCTCCTCGATACTACTCGTGCTACAAGGCGGAGCAAAAGAGGTACTCGTATACACGATGCCGACTACGCCGTTAGCGGAGGATTATATCGCTATGCGTGAGGCATTCGAGGCGCGCGCGTTTAACGTGTTTGTTTACGATGGCGAGTACAGTACTACGGAACAGGCGGCGACTAAGACGTGGGTTATCCGTAATCGCGTAGAAGGTAAACACTTCGTAGTAGTTATCGGCGGTGACGATACGACGGACTTAACGCCAGCTACCGGAGATACACGCTCGATACTCAACGACGATGATTATATCGTAAACGTAGTAAGTGGCGGAGTTATCGGAGTATTGTCGTACAACTCGTCCGAATACGCGGCGTACATTGCCGGAGATATTGCAGGTACCGCTATTAACCAGTCGATTACGCGACATACGACAACGCTCGAAGACGTGACTAAGCGGATGACTAATTCGCAGGTCGAGGTAGCGTTGCTTGCGGGATCACTCGTGTTATTTAACGACGGTGAAAAGGTCGTAGTCGAACAAGGTATCGTAACAAGCGGTAAGAAAATCCGCTCTATTCGCGCACGTCAAGCGATTGCAACGGATATCGCACGCACAGCTAACGATAGCTACATCGGTAAATTAAACAACAACGCTGACGGACAAGCAACGTTAATTGTCGCGATTAAGGCGTATCTCGAAACGATGGAAGTTGCCGGAGTATTAACGAGTCCTTACGTAGCGCTTGATCCCGCGTATATCTCCACTGGTGATTCCGTTTACTTAACGGTCAGTTACGTGGAAGTCGATAGTATCGAACGAATCTTCTTAACAATTAACATATAAGGGCGGTGAGATAATGGCAGGTCCAATGGACGCAAAAAACGTAATCTCCGGTAACTTCGGATTTCTGTACGACCTCGACGGAAACTGGTTAACGAATACCACGAAAGTTGAAGCAAATATTGAAATCGGAATGGAAGAAATTAAACTCGCCGGAACACGGTGGTTAGGTAATAAAACAACTACGCTGAAAGGCTCCGGTACAATCGGCGGTTACATGGTCACATCGGAATGGATCGAGAAGATGGCGCAGGTAACGGACGATATTAGTTCGCCGTTCGTAACGGAACTCATCGTTAAACTAGAAGATCCGGAAGCACTCGGTACGTATCGCGTACGATTGAAAAACGTAACGTTCGATAACATTCCGGTTGTTAACTTCGAAGTCGGATCGATTGTCGAGCAGGAGTTTACGTTTGTATTCTCCGGTTACGAAATCCTCGACGCAATCCGCGCATAATCAACGCAATAGAAACGAAATAATAGCGGGCTTCCTTCGGGTGGTCCGCTTATTTAACTATGAAAATAACGGAGGATGATTATAGATGGCAACGGTAAAAACAGGCGGTAGGGGTTTAGAAGCGTTACTCGGCGCTTCACTCGACGTACAGGACACGGTATATATTCCGCGATTGAAGACGCATTTTACGGTTAAGGCGTTGACAAGCGAAGAGTTACGCAGGATTAACGAACGGGCAACGATACCGAACGCTCGTGGCGAGAAGAAAATTGATGATGCGTTATTGAATGCGTTGTTCATCGCGAAAGGTTGCGTGGAACCTGACTTCGCAAATAAGGCGTTGATTCAACATTATGGTGCATCGGACGAGGCGGATTGCGTGACGAAGGCGCTACTTCCCGGTGAAGTCGGAAAAGTCGTACAAGCGGTACTTAACGCGTCCGGATTTGGTAACGAAGAGGAGTTAATTGAAGACGCAAAAAACTAATACTGTCCGGTGGGATTCCGTATCTACTACACGAGATATTCCAACGTCATCACATCGCACCGGATGAAGTATACGCGAAAGACAAATCGCAGCAATGTTTTATGTATGCGTCGATGTTACTCGAGTTAGAACCGGAGTTAAAACGCGCCAAAGACGAAGAGTTAGCGCGGGAAAGGGGAAAAGCTAATGTCCTTCGACTTGCAAGGGAAGATACGAATAAAGGATGACGGAGCCTCTCGTACGCTAGAAAAGATAGCGAGGCAGACGGACGCCGTACGCAAGGCAACGGATAACTATCGCGACTCTACCGGAAGGCTCCGCAACGCGCAGGGGAAGTTCATAAATGATACGGAGAAGATGAACCGCGAGTTAAAACAATCGAAGTCACTATTCGGTAGTATGAAAGGCGCGTTCGCCGGCGGACTTGGCTTCGGAATAGGTAACGCGGCAATAAACGGAATCGGCAATATGGCGCGTATGGCTACGGACTTTCTCGGCGACTCCGTTACGAAAGCGATGGATTTCGAAGCGCAGATGCTATCGATTGAGGCGCTAACGGGCGCGACGGCTAACGAGATGAAACGGATGCAGAATCTCGCGTTGTTCGAAGGTGCGCGTACGAAGTATGGAAGATGCTTCACCGCGGCGTAATCTGCGGAAAAAATAACGATGTGAATTCGGTGAAGGCTAAATTTTTGGCGAGTTATATGCTATACTGTCATTGTGGAATAGTTTAGGAAGTCATGAGCCTAAACGACAAACGCGGCACTCTGATCGCGCTTTCCACAATTATACTCAGAGAAACCACTGCAGAGGGTGTTTAATTTGAATAAAGAATGTAGATCGTGTAAATTAGAATTGGATATCTCTTGCTTTTCCCCAAGTAAGAGCGTACGTGATGGATTCGAGAATACTTGCCGTAAATGTAGATTAGCTAATAGGGCTAAGCAGAATCTTTTAACGTGTAAAGTTTGTAACAAAGAGTTTTTCAACGCGAAGAAAAATACTAAGTTTTGTAGTGCTACCTGTTTTAGTGAATCTCGACGCATAAAAGTAAAGGTAAATTGTGCTTATTGTGAAAAGGACGTATATACAATACCGTCTAAAGTGCTTAAATTTATCAATTTGTACTGCAACCGAGAATGTAGAACAAAACATAAAAAGATACTAATGTTAGGTGATGGAAACCCAAACTACAATCGAGTGGATGCACTATGTAGTGGGTGCGGCATAGATATAAAAATTCAACCATACAGGCTCAGTAAGCATAAATACCACTTTTGTACTAAAGAGTGCTTTCGAGCTAACTTTGGTAAATTTTTTATTGGGGAAGATAATAGCAAGTATAAGCCGCCCATTATATGTAAGTGCATTACTTGTGGAATCGAATTTAAGAGGAAACAATCAGAAATAAAAAGTGACAGAGTCTTTTGTTCACACTCATGTTATCTTATTCAGAGTCGTTCAGATATGGGACAAGTCAAGTTGAGTAATTTTATAGACTGCACATATTGTGGAAAGTTATTTCACTCTACGCCTAGCCAACAGAAGGTAAAGACAAATCCATGTTGTTCATCAATGTGTGCGGCTCAGTTAAGATCAGAAATATATGTTGGTTCTAATCATGCAAGGTGGGACCCAAATAAAAGTGATGAGGAACGAATTTCTGAGAGGTCGTATCCTGCTTATAGGGATTGGCGAGTACAAGTATTTACACGCGATAACTTCGAATGTAAATGTTGTGGAAATAATCAAGGGGGAAACTTGATTGCTCACCACATATATAATTACTCAGAATACGAAGAATTACGTACATGCGTAGATAATGGAACTACATTATGCGCTATATGCCATAAGGAATTTCATGATATATACGGATATACTAAAAATAATGAAGAACAGCTAACTGAATACTTTTTAGAAATAAGCGCGTGACAAACGCTTATTTTTTTTTACGCCAAAAACATGCTAATACCGAGCCAAGCCATATAGGAATATATGGAAGGTGTAACGACTAGGAAAAGTAGACTAGAACAGTCAAAATTCCCACGAGCGCATCGCACCCGACCGAGCAATGTCGAGGGTGAAGATATAGTCTGAGCCGAGTATGAACTGACATACTATTATGCGGCGAAAGCCCCGGAAGTAGAGGATAAAGAGCCTTTACGGTAACAATCTGATAATGCATTAGAAGCTGGAAAAGCGATAGAGGAACTTCTCAAGGCGGGACTTAAACCGGCGCAAGTAGAAGCCGGCGCACTCGGAGCAGCGCTTGACCTTGCGACAGCGGGCGGACTTGGCTTAGAGGAATCCGCGGTTATTATGTCTACGGCGCTTAACGCGTTTAAGAAGGACGGCATGGGCGCATCACAAGCAGCGGATATACTCGCGGGAACAGCGAACGCCTCCGCAACTGGAGTTAGCGAATTAGCGGAAAGCTTGGCGCAAGTATCTGCGGTGGCGGCGGGTAGTGGGCTATCATTTAAAGATACGAACCTAGCGCTCGGTGTGTTCGCTAACAACGGACTCAAATCGTCAGACGCAGGTACGTCACTTAAGCAGATGTTACTAACGTTGCAGCCGATTACTAAAACGCAGAGAGCGTTATTCGATGGACTCGGATTTACTACTAATGGAATGAACAACGCATTCTACGATTCCGCAGGTAACATTAAGGACATGTCTAGTATTGCCGGAGTCCTCCGCACGAAACTCAGCAAGATGACGAATGCACAACGCCAGTTAACCTTGAAGATGATGTTCGGTACGGACGCAATTAGAGCCGCGAATATCCTTTACGAAGAAGGCGAAGAGGGAATAACGAAGTTTAATCGGGAAATGGCGAATACTACTGCGTTAGCTGTCGCTAAGAAGAAAATGGAAGGCGCGGGCGGCGCGGTGGAACAACTTAGAGGTGCGTTGGAGACGTTACAAATATCTGCGTTGCTTCCGACGATGCCATTGATTACGCGATTCGCTGAGAGTATTGGTAAACTAATTCAAGACTATAGTCCGCAGATTACCGCGGCGATGGAGCGTATGGTTACGAAAGCTTCCGGTTACCTCGATAAGCACTTTACGAATAATCCGGCGTTTCAGAAACTTCCGGATATGAAGAGTAAAATTAGCTTCGTATTTGAGGATATTATGAAGACGTTTAACGAGTGGCTTTCGGGTGGCGGAAGCGCGAAGATATCTGCGATAGCTAAGTCCGCTATTGATATGCTCGCGACCGGTATGCAGGCGTCACAACCTTTAATTGCTGCCGCGATTAAAATGGGTGCGGCAATTGGCGAAGGAATACTGGAAGGTATCTTTTCTGTAAAGACCCTTCAAACAGTACTCGGTAAAGATGGTGCCTCTCTTTCCTTTGCGAAGGAATATAAAGAAGCAAATGCACCCTCTACAGGTCCTTCCGCTAAAGGCGGATCACCATATAAATCTCCCACCGATATAATCTCCGGAAATAAGCTTCCGAGTTCAGCGTTCTCGTATAGAGCGCTCGGTAAATCCGGTGGTATCGACAACGTACCATACAATAACTATCCTGCTCGGTTACACTCCGGTGAAGCGGTACTTCCCCGTGAGGAAGCGAAGGATTACCGTAATAATGGCGGAGGTAACAGCGGTCAGGTCGTTTTCACCGGTAACACGTTCCACATACGCGAGGAAGCGGATATTCAGAAGGTAGCCGGACAATTGGCGCGATTAATGGCAACGTAAAGGAGGCGGAATAGTGGCGAACACTACGCAGTTTTGGCTCAAGTTTAATAACGGCGCGGAGGTGCTGTGGTTACCGGTTAATCCCGATTCCATATCCGTCTCCTCTACGCACGGTTACGAGGATATCGAGGTGTCCAATATCGGAGAGTATACGTTACTCGGTAATAACCGGTTAAAGGAGATTTCGATATCCTCTTTTTTCCCACGCGATTATCATCCGTCATATTGTAATTACGCTAATCTACGAGATCCGTGGGAGACTGCGGCACTCGTCGAAGGTTGGCAACGGTCGGGCAAGCCGATCCGCTTTATTATGACGGGATCATCCGTTAATCTTGCGGTGACTATTCGTAGTTTTGAATACGAAGAACGCGGCGGTGAGCCGGGCGATGTTTACTTTACGTTACAAATGAAGGAACACGTGTTTATCGCGGCCACTAAGAAGTCAGCGCCAGTATCCGGAAGCGCATCGGTAACTATGCCGAAGCTACAGACGTCGGCTCAGCGTCCGTCAACGGTTAATAAGATCGCGTCATACACGGTTAAATCCGGTGACTCGCTATTTAAGATAGCGGCGAAAGCGGAAGTATACGGACGCGGCGATGATTGGCGGAAGATATACAACGCGAATAAGACGGTAATTGGCGCTAATCCCAATACGCTGAAACTCGGCGTTAAGTTGGTGATTCCGTAATGTCCGTTAATTTTACGGTACTTTACAATGGCGCGTATTGGGTGGAGGACTTCGTTAAATCTGCGGAGTGGTCCGGTGACGTAGCGCAACCGCATCGCACATTAACGTTATCACTCTCCAATACGCTGAATGGCGAAGATGACGCGGTATCGTTCGAACTCGGTAAGGAAATCCGGTTCTACGTTGATAATGTCGGGATATTTCGCGGAGTCATATTTACGTATACAATCGCGCAGAACGGAGACGCAACGGTGGTCGCGCATGACGAAAACGTGTATCTGACAAAGAATGTAGATACGCGGAAATTCGTGAAGATGACCGCGGGCGCTATCGTAAAGGAAGTCGCGAAGGCATACGAGGTACCTACGGGAACTATCGCGAATACGGGCTACATTATACCGCGTCTCATACTGAAAAATATGACGCTATGGGATATGATAGTCACCGCATTGACCGAGACGCGCGCGCAAACTGGACGTAAGTTCTACGCATACTCGCGTGGTGGTTCGCTATATCTCCGCGAAAAGAAAGATGATATCGTCCGTTGGATGCTCGAAGATGGCGTTAATATAATTACCGCGAGTCGTTCGCAATCTATCGAAGAGATGCGCACGTCCGTTAAGGCAATCGGCGGAGACAACGAAGACAAGCCTGTTATATCCGTCGCAAAGAACGTGGCACTCGCGAAGCAATACGGACTTATGCAACACGTAGAATCTGCGGACTCGCGGTTAACGAAATCCGCGATTGAACAACTCGCGAAGGAACGGTTAAAGGAACTCGGTAAGATTACGGAGGATGTGTCGGTCGAAGCGCTCGGTATAACGGAAGTAGTCGCAGGATCAGCCGTCTACGCGTTCGAATCAATGACGCGATTAGTCGGAGGATTCTACGTTAACGCCGATACACACACGTTCGAAAACGGTAATCACCGTATGAATGTAACGCTATCGAAAACGGATGACTTACCGAAGCTTGCGTATGAGGATACGGAACAATTCGAGAAGGCAAAAGCCGCGAAGAAGGTAGCGAAGAAAAAGACAACGAAGAAACCGGCTACGAAGAAAAAGGCGGAGACATCCGTTGATAAACTATTATCGCAAATTAGCGGAGGTGGTTAAGTGGCGGAACTAATTGAAGGTAGCGGAGTTAGTCAGTTTAAATCCGTTATGAAACAGATTACGTATATTAAATCCGCAGACATCGAATTTGCTACGATACTCGCACCGCCTCCGTCAATCCGCGTAGTAGTTGACGGTATGAAGATCGAGTTAGACGCAGACGACCTCGCTATCTGTGAATCATTAACGAAGACTACACGCGATATTACGTTTATGGCGGATGTAGCGATTGAGGTAGATATCGACGGTATCCTACGCGATGGAACGATAGCTGCGGGAACGTCCGCTAGTATCGAAACGGATAACGCGCTTAAGGCGGGCGACCGCGTAGTCATCGCGTCAATCAACGACGGTCAATTGTACGTAATACTAGACCGATTAGGGACGGTGATTTAATGGCGCTAAGTCCGTTAGCTACAATTGATCCAGTTATGGACGAAACAACGGATATCACCGTAGATATGCCGACGAAAACATACGCTATGGACTTCACCGCGGGCAACATTGGCGGAGAGGTAACCGGATTAGACGCGATTAAGCAGTACGTTGTAAAAGCGATTAAGACGGCGCGGTTCCGCTTTAGTATTTACGATACGGACTACGGTAGCGAGATCGACGATTTAATCGGTCAGGACGTAACCGTCGCGTTACTCGAAACGGAGATACCGCGCGTTATTGAAGAGGCGATTATCTACGATGACCGCATATTATCCGTATATGATTTTACGTTAACACGCGAGGGCGACCGCCTTTACGTGTCTTTTTACGTTGAGACTGCGGAATCTAATATTCCGATGGAGGTGGTAATTTAACGATGGCATACGAAGATCAAACAAGCACAGCGGTATTACTACGGATGCTCGCGGCATCTCCGCAGGATATAGATAGACGCCAAGGCTCGGTAACTAACGATTTACTATCGCCTGCAGCTATCGAATTTATGCGCGCGTACACGGAGTTAGATAACGTAATCGCGTACGGATTTGCGGAAACAACGTATGGTCCGTATCTCGATATGCGAGCGCGCGAATACGGATTAATACGTAAGGTAGCGGTTAAGTCAACGGACGCACTCACGTTTACGGGTCCGGTTGGAACGCTGATAATCGCGGGTACAGTCGCGAGTACAGGCGGTAATACTCCGGTGTATTTTATTACGGATGCTGACGCGACAGTAACGGTCGGAGCGGTAACGGTCGCGGCTACAGCGCAGGTTGCGGGCGCAAGCGGTAATGTCGGAGCCAATACGGTAACTACGTTAATGGGCGATCTAGTCGGCATTGTAACGGTGACTAACGCGAGTGCGTTCGAAGGTGGAGTTGACGCGGAGACAGACGCATCATTACTCGCGAGATACCTCGAACGCGCACGTAAGCCGGCTACGAGTGGTAACGCGAATCAGTACCGCCAATGGGCACTAGAAATACCCGGCGTATCTGACGCGAAAGTATATCCGATATGGGACGGGCCCGGCACCGTTAAAGTCGTACTACTGGATGACAATAAGACTGCGCCAGATAGCGCTATTATCACCGCAGTACAAACGTATATTGATCCTACGCAAGACGGGCGAGGAATGGGCGC